AGAGAACATCTGCGACTATTGCAGGGAGAACTACTAAATGACGCAACGTAAATGGGAAACAACCGACGGCTGGAGTGTGCTGGCTGGCTGGGATCGCCCGTTGCACCACTTCTTTGTGAGCATCGACCGCCAGTGCCGAGCATGTAATGGTGACGGCGGGTTTGGTCTCGAACCCAACGATGCCGACATGTGTGGTAAGTGCCAGGGTGAGGGCAACGAATACCTGTTCAACAATCTGTCGGACACCACTGGTATGACGGACCTATTGGGCGGTATGTCCATTGATCAGGTCAAGCGTGTGCTCGATGACAAGCTGACACAGTACCCACAGTCTGTGCTCAGTGACCTTGTTGGTGACCAGATTGCCAACGCGGGGAACCACATCCAAGTCTACGACACAGTCGGCGCAGCAAAGCAATAGCGACGTCGTAGACACTGCTCCAATGCGAGGTGGGCATTGGGGCGACCTAGGCAGTTGGGGACTGTCTAGATACGCCCAGACAATCCATGGGGTATACTGTGCCTAGCCCCACCAGGGGCTACCAATGAATGCCGCATAGGAGTGTAGTCGTGGCTGACATGGTTAACGTCTCGGGCAAAGTTGTGAAGGTGCATAAGCACCAGGACTTTTGTCCGGTCCCCAACAGTATCGCCGAGGTACTGCGTCTTAACAACCACCGTCTCTTGGGGACACACCAGCACGTCTGGGCGCAAGGCCAGAACATGAAACTGCCCGATGGCAGTTGGGCGCGCATTGTCCGTTGTCGAGTGACAGCGTGCCGTGTTAGAATTATGGTTATGCTCGAGCCTGTAGAGCAGCGTACCTGGGAAAGCACCCAGGAGACAGGCACCACAATTGCTGAAAGGGCACGCAGTCGCTAATGGAAACGGACGCACGCGGGTTTACTATCTTTGGTCACGTGGTTGACCATGCTGGTAACACCATCTCTGTGAAAGAGAGCAGTAGCGCGGAGGCCAACCGCGTCTGGGTGTTTATCGAAGAGAGCAACACCACACAGGCAGTGGAACTGAACCGAGACCAGGTCGACAGCCTGGTCTCCATGCTTCAGGCATGGCAGCACATGGACAACGGCAGTGCCGACCTCTAAGCAGACCGAGGCACGGCAGCCTCAACAGCCAGACCCATCACTAAGCCCCAAGCTCAGAGCTTGGGCACACGTCCGTGAAGTGTGGAAACACTACAAAATGGTCTGCCCGGAGCTTATCGAGGCAGAGGAAGAAGCCAAAGCAACCGACGATGAATAGTACCATCAACTGGCAGGAAGTAGCACCTATCAAGGAGATTGTGTGGGCGTCCGTGTGTTGCGACGCCCCCGCTCTTTCACCACCGTTCGAGGACGAAGAGGGCAATGCCATCCATGTGTGCATGGATTGTGGCAAGAGAACAATGATTCAGCCGTGTTGGGGTGTGAAAATTGTGTGCCCTGAGCATGGACCACACATGCGTGCAATTCCAGTAGAACTGGTGAGTTACGACGGGCAGAACTAATGTTGCCCGCGTTTATCAAGCGACGTGAACGCCGTCAATGGACACCAGGTCAGGCCAACTGGTACTGGATTGCAGACGCACCATGTGGCATGGAAGTCATGTTCATAGAGAACCTTGCAATCGAACAGTGGACGTCGCCCGACAAAATCTGGTGCCACCATGCGCAGTGTGATATGTGCGATGCAGCAGACCACACTATTGTCGCCCACGCAGACTGTGACGATTCTAGGAACTGGTTTCCTGTGCTGGCGTGCAATAGTTGGCTCAGTTCAGGGATCATGCCAGGGTGTGACGGAGTGAATCACACACTGAACGGTTTCAGTAGTGGAGTAGAAGACTGCTACTGGTGGTATCAGGGGAACTACCCCAATGGATGGGTATACTGGATGGGCGATTGGCGTTGCGGTCCCTGTACCACCAAATCCATAATCGGGCCACGTTCGTAACACGATTGCCCAAAAGACGTTCAATGGGGCATACTTTGCCTGCGGGGTAGTGTATGCCCCCTATGAACAGGAGTTTGGCAATGACGCGTTTGGCGCTAGAGTTTAGCTACAATCTGGCGTACAAAGAGATTACGCACCACGATGGCGGCCACGGCTGGACAAAGTCGGGTTCGCGTGGACGGACAACGTACCGTTGGGAGAAGCGCCAGATGGCGAAGCTCTCACGGCGCAACGGCCGTGAAATTATTGCAGAGTACAGTGACAGCGGCCCAGACTTGGAGCTGGCCGCGTTGCTGGAACTGTGGGTAGCCTATCTCCTGTTCTTGGAGAACCTGTGGTTTGTGCAGGTTATGTTCGATTTCCTGCGCCCGGAGTGTGATGGCCCAGGATATTGTCACATTTGTGACGGAAAGGAATAGTAGTGGAAGAAGAGTATCACGGCATGGACTGGTATGAGTATGCCGCGCCTACGGAGGCCAAGGCCATCGATTTTGTGGCCGAACTCAAGGCCAAGGGTTACGACGTAGAGCAGCCGTTTCACAGCACGGCGGGCACGGATGGCCGCTTCAGTGCCGAGAACGGTTTCGGTGGCAACAAAGAGATGTGGACAATTACGGTGTACATCGACCAGGACTTTGTGTCTGCTGAAGTGGTTGCAGCCATGGACACCATCGCGGAAACCCATGACGTGGAAAGTTGGGGCTGTGAACCAAGCACCAGCTACGAACACGGCGAGCGCGACGGCAGCGTCAACGCGCACCTGTAGGGAGAAACTGTGAACGAAGAATGTCCGTTGGACAGCACGCCGCTGGACAACCAGTACGTCTTAGTCCCAGGGGCCACACCAGAGAGTGGCCCCGCTTTCTGCCTCAACTGCGCGGTGGCAATCATTGCTCAGGCGTATGAAGGTGGTTACCTCGAGGGCAAGCAAATCAACAACGTGGAACAGCTCTGGCAACTGGCCCACGACATCACATTTCAGAGCATTGGGTACTGATGCACACAATCCCACTTGAGTTCGAGGGCAGCATTCCGCTGCCCAAGGAACTGAACGGCTATGATTGCCGTATCTGCATGGTGCTTCAGCGTAGTGAAGTTGACGAGACACACTACGTTCTGCGCACCCACAAAGATGAGAGGCTGGACGCGAACAACAACATGGTGGACTACTGTGACATCCTCACAGGTGAAGGCACCATTTGTCTGCCAGACCACCACTACGCGCATGCTGACCACAGTTGGGCAGAGCGCGTGACATACGCTGAAATGCTTGAAGTGCGTCTGCCTGCTGACGAATATCAGCGGTTGGACGTCAATCGTTGGCGCAATCGACCTGAGGTAGTGTAATGTCGGGTTGGGATTTGGCTGGATATGGAAAGCCAGCGCCAAAATCTGGCCCCAAACCCGTTGAGATGACAAAGTCTGGCCCCAAACTCGTTGAGATGACTAGGAGTGAAACTATGGGTATTGAGATTACAACTGGCGCAGATACTGTTCTGCGCACAAATGACCCAGCGATGGCAAGTGCATTTCTGGGATCAATCGGGCAACAGGAAGTGCGATTGGTATGTTCAGTGGCTAGTCTTACGACTGGAGCTGACATTGCCAAGCTCGTTGTGGAACACGCTTATTCCTAGACCATCTGCCCAATTTGTCGCTCCCACGTTCGCCCACGCTTGCTCCAGCGACGGTCAATGGGGCATAATTTGCGCATGCGCAGCAGGGTAACCTACACACGACGCCAGCAAGGCGCGGCCCTGCCCTGCGTAAGGAGTGTTTCCATGGTCAAACAAAGCCTGCGGCTTTGGGACAAGGCCAGCCTTGAACGTGCCAAGGCGTGGTGGCTGTCCACGGGTGTTGAACTGTGCGGTAGGCGTGACGCTTACAACGCGGTTGCTGAAATTGACGCGGCGCTTAGGTCAAAGTAATGCCTGAGTACCACGGCGTCATGTTCCGCATGGCAAAGGGCGACAGCCCTTTTCATGCACCAATGGCAGAATTTACTACCACTGACCCACAACGGTTTCTGGCGTGGGTCGACCGCATGGAAACCCAGGGCTACGTCGAGGCCAGTGAGTACGAAGCCAACCAGGTGATGCTTATGGTCATGGCACGGCGGCGGCGAGCTGAGCTTAGCAAGCCCTATGACCCAACCCCTGAGCAAGTGGCTGCTGACAGGGCCAACAAGCCGAGTGGCAAGGGTCTCAAGCCAATGCCCAAGCCGACACGCGACTACCGTGGCAGTGAAATGCCCAAGGGTCCCTGGGAACCCATCCGTACCAAGTGGTAATGCGAGGCGGGGCGCGCAAGCGCCCTGTCAACAAAGCGACAAAGAGAGTGATGTAATGAGAGACATGCGTAAATGGAGTGACGCCAAGCTTCAAGCACGACAAGAAGCACTCCGCGTGCTGCTGGCTGCGACAGCGCCCAAGGATGGGGTCGCACCCAACAAGGAGATGGAAGGTTTTCGCAAGTATTGGCGGCGAGACTTGTATCAGGTACAAACCGAAATGAGTGTGCGGGGTATCCAATAATGTTGGACAAGAAACAGTGGCGTGTCTACAAAAGTCAAGCGGCGCGTGCCAGCGCCCTGACACAAATGCTCAGGCACGGGAAGTACAACTACATCGTTCTCTACACAGACACCCGTGGTCCAGCAATCAACTGCGCCAACGTTCCGTGGGTGGGTAGGGGCAAGGTCCACATAGACCGATGACTACCATTGTTATCGGCGGGGCCATAGTGCTGATTACGTGCATGGTGTTTGGCCCGTTCGGTCTGCTGATTCTCATACCACTGGCGCTCATGTCAGCCTGGTTTTTCAAGCCGAGCAAGCCAGGTGAAGGACTCAGTGGCAAAGAAATGGACGATGCTCTTAAGTCCTACTACGGGCGTAAGTAGAAAGGTGGCAGTGTTACAATGAACGGTGGAGATGTATCCATGATCAGTAGTGCAGAAGAGGCGCAACGCACACAGGCCGCACGATTCCAAATCTACAGGGATGCCGTGCTTAGCGGTTTCTACAACGAGTGGCCTGAGACCGTGGTCTACAACGGCTACCAACTGGTTCAAGAAGGCGAAAAGGTCGCCGTGGTGCGCAACGGTACGGTACTGATAAAGGTCCAGACCAAGCACATTGCGAAGTGTTGGGTGATTTGCCGTGTGAACAACTGTGGGTTGAGCGAGGCGACAAAGCTGGTGGCGGCAGAGGACAACACCATATTCTGCCAAGACTGCGGCAGTTACGTTGCTCAGCCACACGATTGCCACGACTAAAATCTGGCACGAATACCCCACTAATGATACTATCTTGGGCTTTGTTTCCAGGACCTACCAGCCAAGTACAAATGGCGGCGGAATGGGAAGAAAGCCTAAGCGACGCACTTGCCATGACTTGTTCTTGTAACGCGACGTTCCGTTTGCGACATCTGATCTATAGGTCGTCGCAGAAAAGTGTCTGTCCCAACCATCTAACATACGCATTGTTCAGTAAGGTTCCCCCTGGTGTTATGTGGTGGCAGTCAATAGAAGACTCAATGTTGATTTTGCGTGTTCTTTATGTGTGAGACTCTCCTAATCTGCCATGATAAGACTCGCAAATCTGGTACAATCGCGCAAAAAGATGGTAGTATCCGGTTATAAGTCATCACAAGTCTTTTTAATTCAAGATTAATGCGTCATGACACAGGTTTTATAAGCGGGGCACCCCGTAAAACTTCACTTTGACTGAGATTTCTGGCCCACTGACAGAGAAGACGGTAGCTTCCCGTTTTCTATAAGATCTTAAGGATCGGGATCTGTGGCGGTACCTTATTCTCAGTAATTTCTGGCCTGACTCCCAGAAAGACGGTAGTTTCTTAAAGATCGCGATCTGGAACTAGGATCCGGATCTAGGGATCCCGATCTCCCCAGGATCTGGCCGTCCCTTGGGAGGGACGGTAGGTTCTATAAGAGCCAAAATCTGGCCCGACCCCAGACAAGACGGTAGCTTCTTAAAGACGGCCCGGCAGGTTAGCCACGGCTAACCTGGAGCGTTAGCTGGCGCTAACGCTTGCAGTTAGCATATGCTAACCTCTGGCGTTAGTACGTGCTTACGCTTGCCTGGAGCCAATGCTAACGCTTGCGCTTAGCTGGGGCTAACCTCTGGCGTTGTCCGCGGCTAACGCTTGCAGTTAGCATATGCTAATTGTGCAGTTTGCACAAAGCGCCGCTGCCGCGCCTGCCAGCGGCGCTTTGCAAGCGTACCAATGTGCCAACTACAAGCATGCAAGCGCTCAATCAACCGATTGATTGAAAACTGGCATTAGCATATGCAAATATGCCTCTGGCAGGTTGCATCATTGCTAAATCACGTTAGCAATTTGCCAAACTGCAAATTTGCAATCTGTTATCAACTGCCAGCGCCGCGCCAGGCCAGCGCAAACTCAAAATTGTGCTAATGCCAGAGGTTAGTACAACCGATTTAGCAATTTGCAAATTTGCCTGTTTCTACGCGTAGCATCATAGTGCTGCCAGCGCCGCAACCTATACAAGCGGCGCGGGAGTAACGCAATGGCAAAGCGCCAGAGCACAACCGATAGCGCGGCAACCGACAGCGCCGCAACCGATACCACGCCAGCGGCAGAGGCAACCTCTGCCAGCGTTCAACCGATTGAGGCAGACATGCCAGACACAACCGTTAGCGCCGCGCCAGAGGCAGCGGCAACCGCAACCGATACCGCGCCTGCCGCGCCTACTCCCGTTGAATTGGCGCATGCGGCAGTGCGACAGATTGAGGCAGCGCTGGCAGTGCTAGGCACTGACAATCCTGCCGCTGGCGCTTTGCAAGCGGCGCTAGACACTGCCAGAGGCAACGTAGCGCTGGCAGAGGCAGAGGCAGCGCTACAAGCGCTCAAAGCGTCCGAAATTGCTGCGGCAACCGCTGCCGCTGCCGCTCTGCCTGCCGATTTGCTCGCTGCCATGCTTGCGGCAATCGAAGCGAAATATGCGCCTGCCGCGCCAGAGGTTGCGCCAGAGGCAGAGGCAACCTCTGCCGCGCCTGCCAGCGGTAAGCGTCCGATTGGCGCTATCGCAACCGAACGCAACGCAACCGTAGGCGCGGCAATCGCTGGCGACTCGCCATTGCGCCAGCGAGCTACTGCCACAATCGAAGCGTTCGACGCGGCGCATGCGGCAAAGCTTGTAGGCGTAGCGCGGCAGGCAGGCACGCGGTTTGCCTCAATCGTTGCGTTCGCTGGCGATGGGGTTGAGAACGCTGCCGATTACCGCATTCTGGCAACGGCAGTGCGCTTGCGCTTGCTTGACGCGCCATACCGCTGCCGTGAAAACGGGCAAGGTGTTGCAGTGCCGATTTGGCTCGCTGCCAGAGCGGCGCATGCGGCAGGCAGCGCTAAAGGCAACGATTCGCTGCCGCTCAAATTCTCTGATAGGCGAGAGGTTGTGCTGCGCAACGGCAGGTTTATTCTGGCAGTGCCTGCCGCTGGCGATTTGCCGCTGCGAACCTCAGAGGTTGCATGGCAGACATTCAACGGCACAACCGCTGCCGCGCCTGCCTCAACCTCAACGGTTGCCGTGCCTAGCTCGCCTGCCGCGCCTACTCCGCCAAACGTACAGGCAACCGCCAGCGGCGCTCTGGCGACAACCGCTCGCTGCCAGCATTGCAGCGCTCGCAACATCGTAGGCACGCCAGAATGCGCCAATTGCGGCGCGGCAGACTGGCATATCGCCTAGCAGCGCCAGAGGCAGGCAAACCGCCTGCCTCTACCCTGCCTGCCTGCCATGCAACACCTAACCTCTACCCTGCCTGCCAGCGCTTACCACGCTACGCGGTATGCCGATTGGACGTTTGCCAGTTATTGCCTCTGGCCGCGTGCTACTCGCTGCCGCTCGCTGCCAGAGGTTGAGCGCCGCAAGCTTGTAGCGCGTGCCTCTAGCTATGCTGGCAAGCTTGCGCTACTGCCGCGCTACTCGCTGCCAGACACTTACAACGTGCCTGCCTACGCTCGCCAGCGGCAACCTCTGCCAGCGCTGCCAGACTGGCAGGTTGCCTGCCTAGAGGCAGTGCGCCATATGCGCCGCTGGCGCTACTACTCCGATTCGCCAGCGTAGCGCTGGCGCAACCGCTCACAACCGCTGCCGCTCTGGCAGCGGTTTTTTGTTGCCTGCCTGCCAGCGGCAACCGCTGCCAGAATGCCTCTAGGCGGCCCTGGCAAGCGCAAGGTACCGCCTGCCGCCATACCGCCAACCTGCCAGCCACCCGCTGGTACCTGACGTCGTTGGATAGATCGTCAACCGTCATCATTGGACAGAACGAGAAACCGTCAACGTCAAGATCCGCTCACGCACCCTGGAGAATTCAACCAAGCTCCAGGCACGCCATGCAGGGTGGTGGATGAAGAGGTTGGGCTGAGAACCCTTGTAAGGAGACAGACGAAACGTACTTTTTGCCACAGCACCACACACCAAAAGTACATCGAAGGCTCCCAGAAGGCGCAGGATGCGGGCTACGTACAGCGGATCGGGTGTACCATGATGGTTAGCTGAAGCGACTATGTACGGACAAGAATTGAAGCAAAGCAACTCACTTCCTTCAGGTACCATCTTGCGCAGATTGCGCGATGAAACGCTGCTATCGGAAGGTACCCACAACGGAGGAGCAAGACGTCCATGGTGACGCGCATCCTGGGTGTAGAAAGAATCCAATAAACATACTATCAGCACACCTAATTATACCATATCTACGTACCGACGATCCGCATCATAATGTATGTAAACCAGCTAACGATCAAGTTGCCAAATGTTAGTCCTCCAACCAACACGACAAGGGCTACCAGTGCAACCAGTAGCCCATATTCTTCTATGTCCACACGACGTCCTTAGCTTACTGGCTCAGCCTCCACAACACCAGGCTGTGTAGTAGGTGGTTCAGAATCCTTCCAGGCAATGTCTAGGTCTGCCTCTATGAGTGCTCCTTGCAAGATGCGATCCAGGGCGTTGCCGTCAATGGGTACAATACCCTGAAGGGTAATAGTGACGATGGTGTTGCCGTTGAGCTCGCTGTCCTCAGCCTTACCGTGATGTCGCTCGACTACGGTCATTTCAGTGCTCCATTCATGTATATAACCCAGAGTACGTACAGTAGCATGACGCACAGGCATAGGATGATTGCCGCAATCTCCCTAGAACCTTTTAGTCTGCTCACCCGCCTGTCTGCTGGCAGATTCATAGCACGTTGGTACCGTAATGCCTAAAACCTCGCGGTTGTGTTTGCACAGAGGGCAGTCCTCCTTCTTCGTGTGTTTTGGAAATGATGGTTTGGTTTGCGATGCATCCTCGGATGACATTAGTTATGGATTCTCCTAGCAGATGTATACATCTTCGGCTGACGCCTACCACTTCGCCATCGGCGTTCGTCTCTATGGTACCCCTCTTCTTGCCTTGCCTCAGCTTGTACACAGTCAAGGGTGCTTACCTGGAAGATAATTGTTGCGCCCGCGTCTTCGTCTTCCATGTTTTAGAAACCTATCAACTTTGGGTTCACTTTGCATCAAAATGCCCACAAAGTATATCATAAAGTATGGCGCACAAAGTTATGCGGGAAAGTAGAATGCGCGCGCAGCAGACGCATTACCTCCCAGACTTTCGTGAGAGAGTGTTCAGGATATGGTTGCACAACGACCAGAACGCGACTGCTACGGCACGTATATGCCGAGATAAGCTGCGCACTGAAGTAAGTGTACCGACCATTACGCGCTGGCGCGAGAAGTTCGACTGGGAAGCGAAAGCTGCCGTCTATCATAACGAGCTACAGCGCATGCTGCGCACCAGTGAGGATCCCGTACTCCAGCAGTTGGCGATGGACGACATCGAGACAGCCAAGGTACTGTCTCAGATCCAACACATCATGCGCCAGGTACTACGCTATCCCAAGCGCTACGGGATGTTCCCGAAGAACGTGGGTGAAGCAGTAACGCTACTGAAGTACACACGTGAGGAGCGCGAGCGCATACTCAAGAAGACCAACCAGGCACAGTCTGGGCAGGGCAGCGTTACGTACTACGACCAGCGCAAGAACGAACTCAAGGTATCGTTCGATCAGCTACCACCCGAGCAACAGCGCATACTCATAGGCCAGCTATCGAACGTGAACGGGCAGGCATCGCGCGCTATACGTGTAGCACGCGCAGAGGCATTTGCTGATGAGCAAGAGTCCTGAAGTTTGCCCCAAGTGCCTGGAGCTACTGATCAAGATACGCAACGGCGAAATAACGGGGGCTGTGCTCAGTTGCCACCCCCTGGAAGACATTGCTGATATAGTGATCAAACCATTCATCACTAGCAAGAAGCTGGACAATGAGCGACCTTGAGGTTTTGATTACCTCGCTAATTGCGATGGTTGACCAACGCAGTGCAGAGTATAATGACCCGGAAACAAGCCAGGAACGAAAGGCACAGATACTAGCGGACATACGTGTCTTGTACGACGAACTGGTAGAAATACAGAGGAAACTGTGATCTGGTCAATAATCTTTGCACTTCTACTTTTGGCGGTTATGGCGTTTATGCTATACATCGCTGGGACAACACCTGTAAGATGACACCTCTAGAAATGAAAGACAAAGTAGAAGGGTCGCGTGCCTTTGCTCAGGTACATGGTTTCAATGCGCTAACTGGCTCTGACGCTTTCTGGCTTCTTGAGTACGTAGATTACTTGCGGGGAGTATTGACCGAGATTGAAGCTGGATATGGCAAGAGACTATCGGCTGCGGAACTAGCCAGCATGGCACGCCAAGCACTATGACACTGACCGATCTGACGGCTGGTTTTGCCGAGCTATTGAAAGACAACCCTGGCGTCGCTCAAGAGATATTGGGCGACATAGACCCTATAACCTGGATGAACTACAGGGCACAGCTGAAGACAGAAAAGCTGGAGCCTCTTGAGTTCGAGGACCATCTACCTATGGTGGATGTATATAGGGACTGGCACCCGTTTATATGCGCCCAGAAGGGCAGCCAGATAGGTATGACGACATGCCAAATCTGCAAGCTGCTGTACTACTGCGACACGCACAACATCACGGCTATATATACGATGCCGACAGCCAAGGACGTATTCGAGTTCTCACAAGCGCGATTCGCACCAGTAATCAAAGCTTCACCTTACCTCAGCTCAAGGATGGGTAACGTTGATAACGCTACGCTCAAACGTATGGGGGCCAGTACGCTCTACTTTCGTGGTGCTCAGAAACACAGCCAGGCTATTTCTGTACCTGCGGACATCATCGTCAATGACGAGTACGATTTCTCGTCTCAAGATGTCATGGACACTTTCGAAAAAAGGGTGGGAGCCAGCAAGCTCAAATGGTTCTGGCGTTTCAGTACTCCGTCCATCCCCGACTTTGGGATCAACGCGCTATATAAGGATACGGATCAAAGACATTGGCTGGTCCGATGTACTAGCTGCGGAAAATGGCAGAACGTTACCTTTGAGCACAATCTACTCAAACGGGCATCAGGTACGCCCTACTTCGGATGCAGACGATGTGGTGTCCGTCTAAAGCGGCGTAACGGCGCATGGGTAGCCAAGTACCCTAAGAAAGCTACTGATGCCGTATATGACGACAAGGGTAATCTTGTCCAGGCAGCTGATGGCATGCGGGGTTACTGGATCAACCCACTGACTTTTACTTATGTCACGGCCAAGACTGTATGGAGTGAGTGGCGCAAGGTAGAGCGCAAGAACACCAACTACGCGAGGAAGCGCTTCTACAACTTCGATCTAGGTCTGCCATATCTTAGTGGCGAGGGGCTGGTAAGTCGTGAAACAATTCTCAAAACCATGCAATTGTCTGTACCTGACACCGGATTCAATGTTATCGGTGTCGACCAAGGTGATCTCCTTCATTGGGTGGTTCGACGCATCCTGCCAACGGGTAGAATGGCTATCATTGCCTTTGGAGTCACAGACGACTTTTTCCGCATTGATCACGTCATTAGTCTGTACCGTGTGCGATCGGGTATTATTGACGCCCTCCCCAACAAGCACAACGCCAGAGATCTAGTACAACGCCATCGCGGGCGCATGTATATGGCGTACTATAAGGACCAGCGCGAGGAGAAGAAGTACGTTACCGAGAACAAGCGCCGCGAAGCCGAGAAGAAGCGTCACGACCAGGAGACCGAAACCCAGACTATGCACTTGGATCGCACTGAAACGCTGGACGATAGTGCTCAGGATTGGATAGATGGTATGGCATTCCTGGTGGGTGATCCTATGCGCAACCTTAGCGAGGACCAGGAAGAATTCATACGCCAGATGACCAATATGAAGCGCGATCTGGCTGAAGACGCTAAGGGTAACACCATAGCAGTATGGCTGAAGATAGGTGACGATCACTATCGCCATGCTGATAACTATGCCAAGGCCGCTGCGAATATATACGGGCGAGGACGTATTGAGGATCTACACGTTGGTGGCTCTATTGACAGCTTGGTGCTGCCCAATGTCAATAGCGGCATAAGCATCTCAGATCTCGTACCAGCAGGTATGGATTGGCGCAATGCCTTTCCTTCACGGTGATCTACTTTTTGTTGCCTGACTACCGTTTTGTAGGATATGACTAATGCCGCCGGGACGCCCCAAGAACATAGTCAAGGACCTACAGCCCGATGAGACTAGGAACAAACCTAGCCTTAGCGAGCTAGGCACGGCTGTTGTTTCGCCATTCTCGCTATTTGATATTAGCGAGTTCTTTGATGACAGTGCGGTAACGATAGCTGATCTTGACAGGATGATCCAGACCGATGGTCAAGCTATGTCTCTGTACCGTATTCTTACTATGCCTATACGTGCTGGTGAGTTACGGATTAAGGCTGTAGACGGCGGCGTTCAAGAGGCAAACTTCATCCAGGCTCAACTGGCAAACCCACCCGAGCTAGGTGGCATGACGACCCCGTGGTCGATGGTCGTACAGAACATTGCTAAAAATGTGCTCACAGGCGCAGAGGTGCTGGAGAAAGTACACGAGAAGCGCAACGGGCATATCGTGTTGCGTAAGCTGGCACCACGCCCACGCGAATCGATCATCATCAAAATGGACAGCAAGGGCGGATTCAATGGCGTGCGACAGACACTACCTTCAGGACCTGTGGAAATTCCCAGGGAGAAGTGTGTCTTGTTTGTGCAGGGCCGTGAGTTCAACCCTTTGTATGGACGTTCCATGTTGTTGCCTGCCTACGGGCACCATGAGATGAAGCACAAGCTGTACTACATCTCCCATCTGGCATATGCTCTGAATGCTATCCCGATTCGTGAGGGCAGCATACCCCCTGGTGTGCAGGACAGTGAGCGCAAAGCGTTCCAGAACGCCCTTGACAACGTGGGAGTAAACACCAGCATTATTGTGCCTGAAGGCTACGGCATGGAAATTCATGAGACGCGCCAGGTGGCTGACTCCATGCCGTTGATTGATCATCATGACATTGAGATGGCAAAGGCTGTCTTGGGCCAGATCATCAACATGGGCACCACTGTCTCGGGTGGTAGTTATTCGTTAGGGCAGACGCAGCTCGAAATGCTGTTGCTGTCGCTAAATGCTCTGCGTGACGACATTTCTCAGACCGTCAACAGCTATGTCATTCCAGAGCTAATCGACTGGAACTACGGTACGCAGCGTTACCCCCAGATGAAATTGCTGCCACCGAGTACAGATCTCAAGGTGCTTACCAAGGAGATCTTCGAGCATATCAGCGCCGCACGCCAGGTAAACACTAGCGCAGAGTTCTGGCTGCTGCTTGAGCGCAAGATGGCGGAGATGCTCGGGTTTGAAGACGAGATCGATTATGAGAAGAAGCAAGCCGAGATGCTGGCAAGTATCAACGAACGCCAGCAGGCTCAGACGGGGGTATCCCAGGTAAAGGTTGCACAGAAGCAGGCACAAACCGCAGAGAAAGTAGCAAACAAACCGACTCCAGCGCCCGTGGTGGCTCCTCCACAGCAACAACAGCCAGCGGCTCCTGCAACAAGACGACAGCCTACTCGACCAGCGCAAACGAAGTGACATATGCCTTGGAGTAAGAGCAACCCACCAAATCCCTCAAAGAATTGGTCTCCTGCTGCACAGGCATTGTGCATCAGGGTCGCGAATGGCGTACTGAAAGATGGAGGTTCTGACGCGCAAGCTATACAGGCGTGCATTGGTGCGGTAAAACGAGCACACCCAGACCAGATCGGCAAAAAACATAGCGACTTCGCTCCCATGAAAAGCAAGACGCGCACCAGCCTGCCTGATTCAGCATTTGCAATCGTAACGACTGTCAACGGCAAGAAGGTCCGCAAGTTGCCTCATCATAACAGTGATGGGTCAGTCAACAAGCCACATCTTCGTAACGCCTTGGCAAGAGTAAATCAGGTGTCGGGAGTATCAGATTCGTTGAAAGCCAGAGCGCGTTCACACCTAGTATCGCACGCTCGCTCTGCGGGTGTGGGCGAGCACAGTGCTGACTCCCACCTCGCACAGTTCTTCGCATTGCCTACCATCACGCTAAAGGAGGAAAACGGAAAGTACAGCAGTCGCATCCCTGTTTTGCCTGAAGGCAGATTCAAGCACCCGTGGTACGGTGATCTTGACTTCACAGCGCCAGTGCTTCGTGCTGCAAAGCGTCACTTCGACAGAAGGATTCTTGGCACGGACATCATGGTAGACGAGAGCCATGATCGAGGTAAGGCTCTGGGCTGGTTCAAGGCAGTACATCATGGGACTAGCGAAATAGGTGGACAGCCGCATGTTGGGTTGTTTGCTGACATTGAGTGGACTGATCTTGGCCGTAGCCTACTTGAGCGTGACATCTATCGTTACTTCAGCGCTGAGGTTGGCTCGTTCACTGGTCCAGATGGCAAGACGATCAAAAACGTGCTGTTCGGCGGCGGCTTGACAAACCGTCCGTTTTTCAAGCAAATGCCTGCCGTCAAGTTTGGCGAGGGAAATGCCAACGACCTGGTCTGCCTGGGTATGTTTGGTGATTCCCTTTGGGAATTTGACACACCGCAAGACGACGGTAAGGACGACGATCGGTCGTTCTTTGCAGGCTATGATGCCGAGGCAACAGAAGAGGATGTCGTCGAGGATGACACCACTGAAGAGGACGGTGACGACGAAGATATGAAGTATGCGGATCTGATCGCACACCTCAACCAGAATTTCGGCACCAAGCTTAGTGCCGATGACGAGGAAGAGGCTGCGGACGCCATTGAAGCGGCGTTTGGCAGTGCTGCCTCTCTGGAGAGCACGCGGCGCAAATTCACTGAGGCAGGGTTCAAGTTCGACGCGGATGCGGACGTTGCCGACGTAGTGCTGGCAGGATACAACGCCTTGAAGACCCAGAACACCGAGAACACGGCGGCCATCGCTTCAATCCGCAAGGAACTCGATGACACCAAGGCCGCTACAGCAGTCGACAAGCTGGTGGACAGCGGCAAGATCGTCCCAGCCAAGCGCGACCAGTACCTGAGGCTGTACAACACCAACCCCGAACTGTTCGACGAGATGACCAAGGATCTCGAGCCTCCGGTGCAGTTTGGTGAGATTGGTGGCGACGGCATTCCTCAGGAACCAGGCAAGGCCAAGGAGTTCGACGATCCTGCCAAAGCCACCACGGAAGCCGAGCGCTACATGAGCCTGGTCCCAGAGCTCGAAGACCGCGTTGCGGCTCGGAGGAAGTAATCAATGCCAGCAGGTACCCGTTCCTACGGAACCGTCACCAACGTTGCGGTTACTGACCCAAGTGAGATTCTGCGCAGCACCGCGCTGTCCTGCAAGATCTCGGGTGCAGCCAGTGTCGCAACAAACACGCCTAACATCAGCCCAGGCATGGGTCTGATCAAGGACGGTACGTCTGGAATGTATCGTCCAGTAATTCCTGCCTCTGAGGCCGCAGAACTCGTAGCCGCGAACTACGTGTACACCAGTGCCACCGAGCAGCAAGTCTGTGATGTCTATCTCACGGGCGTCTTCAAGAAGTCCGAGCTGAACAAGTGGTACACCGACGGCCAGCTCGCAACCGTCTTCGTTGGCTGCAAGATTCACGCAAATCTTGACGCCGTTATCATCACTGGATAGGGAGAGTAACGGTGCCAGAGATTAGCCTCCTCCAGCCAACTGTGCTCAACGGCTTTGTGCGTCGCAAGCCGTTCCCGCAGAACCTCCTGGGCCTGACCATCATGGGTACCAGGACCGGATACCCGTTCCCAACCTGGGCGTACGACATCGTTCAGGGCAACCAGTTGATGAGCAAGCCGAACGTTCCAGACCAGGAAGCCCACATCAGGCCACAGCGTGGTGTTGGGTCCGTGGCTGGTTCGTTCATCTACATGCGCGACAAGAAGGTCTTCACCCCCACTGCTATCCACTGGCTGCGCGCTCCTGGTGAGCTGGCTCGTGCCAATGCAGAGGCCAAGGTAGCCGAGGAGGTCTCGGACCTGGACGACGGCATCGAGCGCTTTGTCGAGTGGTCGGTGTGGCAGATGTTCATCACGGGCACGTTGATCGTCAACCGCCCAGATGCTCCTCGTGTCAACATCAACTACCAGATCCCTGCCAGCCACCTGTTCACGCCTAGCCCGCTGTGGACTGACTTGGTCAACTCGAACATCCTGGCAAACGTGGCCGCGTGGAAGCTGCAGATCCAGATCGACAGCAACATGACGGTGCGTCGCGTCTTCCTCAACAGCACCACCATGTACGCTACGGTGTTTGCCAACCAGAAGATCCAGAACTTGCTCAGCAACGAGATGCGTGACGCATTTCTGAAGACGGGCGTCATTTCCGGGCTGGCTGGTGTGGACTGGGTGACCTACGACAACACCTACACCGACGACTGGACAACGCCAGGCACACCGACCACTAAGCAGTACATCCCCAACAACAAGATTCTGTTCTTGGCTGAGGATCGCACAGCCTACGGCATCATGGAAGGCCCAACCGCGGACGACGAAGCCCCTGCTAACAACACGGGCAAATTCAGCAAGTCCTGGAAGGAGAAGGACCCGAGCACCCGCGTTGTGCTGGAAGAATATCCCTTCGTGCCGATTCTTCCCAAGCCCGACAACGTCGGTATTGCGACGGTAGGCTAAATCATGGCAGAAGCACAAGAGCAAGAAGTCGACTACGCAGAGTACTACATGGTCTCGGCTGGTTTCACGGTCGGTACTACCGTGTGCCAGGAAGGTGACATCGTCGCTGGCTCCGACATGGGCTTTAGCGAGACCAACCCGCCCCTGTCCGAAGAGGAACAGGAAGCGAAGTACGGGCGCGTACTGTATGAAGAGTACGAGCCGGACGAGGAGGAGAAGAAGACGCTCCAACCACGCGCAATCCTGGGTATGCAAGCATCGACCGAGCCAGTGGTTGTGCCGCCACCCGCAGGCCAGGCTGACCTGACAACGCTCAGCCGTCAGCAGCTGCGACAGCGCGCTCGTACTGTTGGTCTCAAATTTCCAGAAGACACCGATCGTGACCAGATGATTGGTGCCATCCAGAAGAAGGAGAAGGAACAGGTCGAGGACGCGGCCAAGGCTGCTCAGGAAGATGCTCCAGAGGAGGAGGAAGAGGCACGTGGCTAAGACTACAGGCAGCAAGCCAGCACGCCAAGGAGGCTCCAAGCAGGCTGGCGTACCAAGCGTCAAGATGGGACCGATGATCGGTACCAAGGGAGCCAAGAAGGTCGCATAGTAGAGGGGGCTTCGGCCCCCTTTCCTCATTTGGAGATGTAATGATCATCCTGGCTATACGGGTAAGCAACATAGGCGAGATCATAATGGATTTCGACCAGATGCGCGTGTACCGTGATGCCACTCAGGATGCTGCGTTCTCCGATCCGGCCATTGGGACTATCCAGTTGGTAGCTACCCAGACGGATTACGAGTATGATGACCCGGACGGGCAACAGACTGACTGGTACACCATAACGTACTACAACAGCACAGATAGCACTGAGAGTGAGAAATCGCTGCCCTTTCAAGGTATTCCTGCCGAGGGGCCTCTGGGTCTTCTTACACCAGACTACATTCGCGCAAACACAGATTTTCCCGCGCTGGCAGCAATGACAGATGCCAAGTTGTGGAATTACATCTGGCGTGCCGAGGCTCTGATCTACAGTTGGGGTCAACAGTATGGTGGTTTCTGTGTTGTAGACAAACCCAACTGGAATGTAATGGCGCGTATAGCTGCCCAGATGGTCGTAGAGCAGCTATACATTACCAACAACCCCATTGCGCGAGCGCGTAGGGTTAGTGGCGTACAGAGCGAGCGGATTGGCTCGTACAGCTATACCCTGCAAAGCGGTAGTGCAAACTACGACATGCAGACTGCCAACAATCCGTATGCCTTTGGTGCTGAACCTCTGGCAATCTTGGGATACTACACCTGTGGCACTAGCTCCCTGGTCCATATGAAGGCCACACAGGTGTTTGTCGAGTTAGCTCCCATCGCAGGCTATCCGCTTACTCCACAGTACGTTGGTGTGGAAGTGCGACCGTGGCACGACTATATGGATCTTGAACTGATGCGTGGCGTCATGTTCCCAGGTAGCTTGCGGTTGAGAGGCTATAACTTCGGCACTAAGGATCCAGCCTGATGCCGTTGTTCAATCTGCTAGACAGGGTGTGTGATATCTACGGCATGACCCCTGGCGACCCAGAGACAGAAAACTCTGAGGATACAGAGGGTATTGTGTTCTCTGGCGTGGCATGCAGAGTAGACAGCATCCTGTACAGACGTGCCAGCACAGAAGCTGCCGTTACGGGTGGTGCGCAGGGCGTCAAGCGTGCCGTTATATTCCTTCAGGATCAAAGACTTCAGTACCCAACCAACTTCAACGAAAACAACTGGATAGTACAGAACGGCGTAGAGTACCAGATACTATCCATTGACGAAGCAGACGACATGTTCCAAATGCATCACTACGAGGTGAATGCGCAAGCAGGTAGGTTCCGCTGATGCCACCTAATCCCTTTGCTATGTACCAGAGCTCTGGGCAGACGTTTACTCAGAGAGGTCGTGCTGGTAGGACAGGTGTTAGCTATGCCAGGGACAAAATCAACGACTGGCAGGGTCCTATCGAAGATATGGCCGCTCTTAGTGCTCGTCTACTGGTTGTTGGCCGTGATGCAGCCGTGGAACTGGCCGATGCACTGACCCAGAACACCAAAGATGCTATTCGCAGACATATGCCAGCTCCAGGGTGGCGACCGCGTGAAAGCACTGGTGAACCCTTTGAGTACTCCAAAGGCAGACTACACGCTGCCTGGGGTCGCTATACACCAGAGTCCATGCGTGGTGAAGTAGATGAACACGACATGGTGCCTATCCAGTACAAGCACGAAGCCTGGTGCGAGGAGAACGGTGTCGCTGGTGGCCCACCTGAAGAAGGTGCTGACATTGGTGAAGAAATAGAAGTCCAGATGGCTGCTTTTACTGAGATCAAACGTATCAAGGCCAGTGCTTGGACGGCAGAAGTGGGTACGTTCTTGCCATATGCTGGTCTGGTAAACGATGGTGGCACCATGATGATCTACCCGTATGGTAACCGTGGTGCTAGGCCAGTGACGGCGCACTGGGAAGGCGTACATTTTATCGAAGAGGGTATAGCTGCGACAGAAGCCCAGATTGACGACATTGTCGAAGGCAGTGTTCAGTCTGCACTGGATGCACGGCCCAACAGGCGCAGGAACCCAAGACGCCGTGGTTAGGTCTACAGCTACAATCGATCTTGAGGAGCAATTTCGCTCTATCAAGCATGCCATCTGGTGTGTGTACCCAACTGGTTCCAAAGTACGTGTTCTGGAAGACAGGCCAGACGTATTGATGCGTCCAAGCTGGCGTGTCACCTACCTAACCCACCGCGACGAGCAACTCACATCGCGCAGATTCAGACAAGTAGTTGATTGGACGATTGATTACTATGGCATGAACCGCGCAGACACTATGGACAGATTGAATTCTTTCGAGCGTTCTATGAAGTTTGGAGGCTCACGTTTTAGATTAGTCAACCTCATACCAGCATGGCGGTTTGATTGGCAATATCCTCCCGTACAGCTAGATACACTGACTACAGGCACGCTTAGTCCAGCAACGTATCAGGTGCGCGTTAGCGCCATAGACGTAGCGGGCAATGAAAGTGCAGCCAGTGTAGCCCAGGCAGTGGATGTAGCCGATCCTGACAACGCTATACACGTCCGTGTGCCCCGCGTGCCCTATAGCTCACCATTGTTCAAGCAGTTCAACGTCTTTGTCAACGGTTCCCAAGAAGCAACAATACCTCTGCCAGACAGAAATAGTTATCTTTACCCAGAGACGGTGATAACCAATCTACTTGGCACAGGAGCAGCCCCTAAAGAACCAAGTGATACAGTTAGGGTACGTTGGCAGAATCTTCGGGTCACGGGATTTGCCGCCAGCAGTCGCGAGGATGACGTCAAGAACGGTGTGTATATAGGCAACATCAGCCTACAAACTACCGTGGAACAGGAGCATGATAGAATTCAACTGCCTGCTATCGAGTACCTAGAAACAGAGGTCACTCTGAACGTAAGTGACAAGTTCACGATTGTAGTAGAGGCTTAGTATGACAGAACAGCCCCCAGAGACAACTGAAGAAACACCACCTCCACCGCCAGGCTCGCCGTCACCTACGAATGCCGAGCAGGGTGCAAGTGCTACACAGCAGGAGACTCAGTCGCAAACGCCGCTCAAGCCCAGCGATCATGTCACCTACTCGCAGCAGTTGTACAAGCAACCCAATTTCGTGGTGCAGTCGGTGTTCCACTCCGGAAGGCTAGATCCGAACGGCGGTCCTTACACGCAGGCACAGGTTCAGCAAGCCATCGACGCGATGATGCACGAGCCTGACAAGCGATATCAGCAGTAGGAGGCGCAAGTAATGCCAGGTGGTCCTTGGAGTCCAGCAGCACCTCCGACGCGCCCAGGTCTGTACATCAACTTTATCTCGGATGCTATTGCGGCGATTACCGTAGGTGTCCGGGGTAGGGTTGCCATGATCGTCAGGTCGTCCTGGGGCAATGCCAATCAGGTGCAAATTCTCGACAGCTTTGCAGACCTGATGAACTACTTCGGTACAGACGAGACACCACCATACAATGCCTATTACGCGGGGCGACAGGCGTTCTTGGGTGGTGCTCGCGAGATCCGCATGTACCGCATCATGGGTTCGGGCGCTCAAAAGGCTACCGTTACCCTGAATGATACGTCTGCTACAGCAGTGGCGGCTATCAAATTTGACGCCAAGAACGAAGGCGTAACAGGCAACTCGTTTGTGGTCGAAACGCGGCCTAACCCTGGTGACACCACCAAGACAGACATCCTGTTTTCAGTTGGGACGACACTGATGGCGGTTTGGACCAGCAGTGTGAATCGTTCCACACCAGGACACATGCAGAACTTGGTGGACGTAGTCAACAAGGATACCGCCAATTTCTGGGTCACAGCGTCGTTGCTTGCTGAAGGCAACAGTATTCCTGACACTGCTCCGCTTACCCTGGCTAGTGGCAGTGATGGCAGTGCGCCCCTGATGCAGGACTATGTGGATTTGATGCAAACTATCGCACTCGAAGCCGACGAGTGGGATGTGTTTACCATGGATGTCAAGAACTCCGACGTTAGTGGCATCGAATCCACAATGACAACGTGGTTGCAAGACCTGCGCAACGACGGCTACAGGGTCACGATGATCACAGGTAGTGACCTTAGTGAAAGTGCCACTACTGCCGAGACCAATGCATCTGGAATCAACTCGGAAGGCGTGCAGTACGTCTATCCTGGCGTGCAGCAGATGGATTCCAACGGCAATCTGGTGATCAAGCGTGGCGCGGCGTTTGCAGCACAGGTTGCAGGCATCAGGTCTTCTCTCCCGTTGGGCCAGGGTATGACATTCTATCCACTACAGGAGGTAGTAGGAATCGAGACAAAGTTCAAGGGTACTACGACTGACCTTCTGATCCAGAATGGTGTGACGGTACTTGGCAGGTCAAGCTTGCAGTACCATGTCATCAAGGGAGTGACAACCCTGGTGACTCCTGGTCGTGCCCTGGATGGTAACTACATCCCACAGGGCTTCAAGAAGGTCTCGATCGTAAATACCTGCGATGCTATTGCGGCGGCAATCGAAATTGCTGCACGCCAGAACTACATTGGGAAAGTCCCCAACGACACGGATGGTCAGCAGGCCATAGTTGGTGTGGTGCGCGACTTTCTGCGTGTGATGGCAGGACAACGTGCCATCCGCAATAACTACACGGTGGGCGTAAGCGACACCCGTGAGTCTGCAGGAGAGCGACTGTATCTTGACATTTCCATGACGGTGGTTGACACAATCGACGTCATCCTTGTCACTGTGAAGGTTGGGACGTAACCAATGGCACTGAACCCAGACCGAACTATCAATGGCTCTTACGGCGAGCTATTCCTGGACGGCATTTGGCAGACCCAGGTACAGCGCGTTGAGGGCCGCATCACAATCAACCGTCGTGAAGTGCGTCTGGCTGGCGCACGTCAAACGGGCTACAAGGCGACTGGTACTGCTGGTGATGGGACTATCACTGGCTTCAAGGTCACCAGCTACTTCCTGCGCACCATTGGTGCATATCAGCGCCACAGCCGTAGCCGACAGGTACCGGCTCTCATCCGCTACGAGTTGGACGATCCCGAGGCGTTTGGTGCTGAGGTCGTTGAGCTGGTAGGCGTGAAATTCTGGGAGGTGCCAATCGGCTTCCAGGTAGACGAATTGGTTGAGGAAGCCATTCCGTTTACCTTCATCAACCACAACATGCTTTCGTGCATCGACGGAAACCTGCAAGAGTGGGAATCCGAAGGCACGGACTGCACGTAAGGAGCAATTGCGGGCAATGACTACTCAGGAAAACGCAGTACAGGCAGCAGACGTTCGTACTCCTATGCGTAGGATTGCGGCTAGGCCGGATGTAGACGTGGTACTCACACCCGAGGAAGCTGCTGAGCAATATCATGGTGAGCCAGTAGATGCTTTGGAGGAACTACTGGCTTACGATTCCAACAAGAAGTTTACAGATGAGCTGGACATGAGCCAGTATGGATTCAAGGCATCCTGGCAAATCCAGAACCTGACTGGCCCAGAACATAGCCAGCTCATCGAACGTGCCAGCCGCATAGTAAAAAACACTGGCTCTGGTACCCTCCAGAAGCAAATGGACGGCCAGAAGTTCCAGGCGTTGGTGGTGGCATATGGTGTAAAGACACCTAACCACAGAGACTCCAAGATTATGAAGAAATACAACATGCGCAACACCCAGGAAGACCGTCTGGTTCTGGAGATCTACAAGAACCAACCTGGGCTGATGTTGTATGTGTCCAACGCCGTGCTGGAGCTTAGTGGTTTCCACGAGGATTTGGTCGAGGTCGCCAAAAGCTCTGATTGAGGCGCATCCAGAGACCAATCTGCTGGCTAGGATCTTCCTTGAAACAGGTAGATTCCCACACGAAGTTTATGAGCTACCCCGTGGGGAGCGTGCGTTAGTGTACGCTTCTGTTATCACGGGGGCAAAGTTCAATAAGCAGACGGGTGGAAGTCCAGCTAAGAACATCAAGTCGATGCTGGCAAAAGTGAGGATGGCGAAGGGATTACCTGGTGGCGATTAGACGGGTCGTTGCTGCTATCGACGTTGTCATCAATGGACAACGTAATCTCGATCGCCTTGCTCAGGGTTACCTGGCGTTAGAGCGGACGGTTATACGTGCCCAGACCGCTCTAACCAGGACTACCACGTCGACCACGGCTATGGGCCGTGCTTTCAATACCATGACCTCTGGCATTCGTGGTGCTACCAGTGCCTTTGGCTCGATGGTAACCACTGTTGAAAGAGGCCGTACAGCCTTAGACCAACAGGGTAGAACCACACGCGGTTTGACAGACAACATTCTGTCGCTAACCAAGTCTATGCTCTTATTTTCTGTCTTGCTGCCTGCTGTGCAGATGCCACAGAGAATAATTGAGTCTTTTGGTGACTTTATCAAAGTTGGCGCAGAGTGGCAGACCCAGATGCGTGCTGCCAATGCGCTGCTGGACCTGAACGAAAAGGCATTCAAGGACTATAACGTCCAAGTTCAGCAAATGGCTATCGCTCAAGGGGTTGCCACGGACCAGATGGAAATGTTCGTGACAGCTGCATCTAGTGTTGCAGGTATCAAACAGAATACCCAAGCGATGCAGGCTATGGGTAAAGAAGCCTACAACGCCAGCGTAGCGCTAGAGCTTGCCACGGAATCTGCCAGGCTTGCTCGCGCTACCAATACACAGGCAGCAGAGTCCCAGAGCACGTTGATTGAAGTGATGTCTGCCTACAGGTTTGGGCTGGAAGAGACAACTAAAGTTGCAGACTCTCTGTTTGCCATTACTGACGTAGGCAACGTGCGCTTTAGGGAATTAGAGAGTACAATTCCGCGTATTACCGCTGCGATGGGACCGTTCATCCAGAATGCCCAGACTGCTGCTGACAAGCAGCGCGTGATGAATGAGTCTTTCGCTGCCTTTGCGGCAATGACTCAGGTAATGCCAGCGGATATGGCAGCTACGTCGTTTGCCAATATCTTTAAAGATATCTCCCAGATGACAGGCCAGCAGAGATCATTGGTGCAAACCTGGGAGAAGATCAGGGTACAGCAAGGTTTGGGTAGAGACATGAGTCTGGACCCAACTGCCTTGATTGAAAATGGCCCGATGGCTGGCCTTATTCAGTTGCGCAAAGTGTTGGACCTGCAAAGTCCGTTGGTTACTGCGTATGTGCAGAATCAGAAAAGACTAGGCAACACCGCTGACGAAGGCTCACTGCGTATGACGGGCCAGATGCAGATTGCGCAGGCATACTTCGAAGATATGCGTGCTGTGCGTGGTTTTGTCAGCACCACGCCTGAGCTATTAGAAGCATCTGGGCAAGCATTTGGCGAGAGTAGACAAGGTGGTGTAGAGCGCGGCATCGGGCAGATGGAAAAGACGCTTACAGATGCCCAGAAAAGATTAGGTGCTGCCTGGACCGCAATACGTACAGCTATCTTTCAGCCGCTAGAAGCACCGATGATTGCGCACATGAATCCAATCATCGAGATGTTCAGCAACATGCTAACCAATGTGGATTTCCAAAATGGTAGCGTGCTGAACAAAATTCGCATGGTAGCCAATGCCTTGATGGATTCCTTTACTAACTACTTCAGGAGTGGCGGTAGAGGTGAGATTCAGTCAGTAGGCAGAGAAATTGGCACGTTTATCGGCGATTCCATCACTGCATTCTTCCGTGGTGGTAAAGATAACGTGCTGGTAGAAGCAGCTACGGCATTTGGTGAAGCGTTTGTCTCTGGTATCGGGCAAACGTTGCCAGATATGCTCAAGGCTATCATCACCAGCAGTCTTACAAGAGCGTTGGCTGAAGGTTTAGCTATCAGCTATGTCACCAAGGGCAGGATACCAGACGTAGCTAGACGAGCATTGGCAGTCGGTGTGCCAGCCTTGACGTTAGCTGCGTCTGATAATGGTGGCGGAGTAGGCACACCCAACGGTACAGGCATGGATCTTAGTTCTCTAGCCCTGCCTGCTGCTGCTACACTGGTAACTGGAGTCGCTGCAACGGCAGCATTCAGAAGATTTGGTGGCGCACCGATCTTTGGAGCGGGTCTTAACTCTAGATTTGGACCTAATAGTATCCGAAGTCTTGCTGATGTTGGTGCCTGGCTCTCGCTTGTGTCGCCCATGCGCATGGGTGCTGCTAGAGCTAGAGGCCCGATACCGACTCCACCAACAGGTAGTGTCTTGGGTAGTCTTGGTAAGGCGATTGGACCAGGTGCTCTCCTGACTGCTGCACAGGTTCTCCCAGAATTGTTGTCTGATGAGTCGGAACGGGAGAAATGGGCAGCGATTGGTGGAGGTGTAGGTGGCGTAGGTGGTGGTCTGCTAGGTGTTGTAGGAGGCGGTGGAATTGGTAGTCTTGCGCTTGGCCTAGCAGGTTCGATTGGTGGCGGCATGTTTGGTAGATGGGCTGGTGGAGCTCTCTACGACCGCTTCCACCCTGCTACTGGTGCTGGCGGAATGCCTGCGGGTGGTGCAGACACCATGGATGCCCCTGAGCGTGTTGCAGTTGCAGACATCTTTGCAACTGGCATGGACAACAGTAGTCTGCCAACACTGCTAACCCAGATTCGCGATATTCTAATCCGTAGTGGTGGTGGTGCGGTAGGCGGTTTCTCCAGTCCTACTGCTACTACAGGCACTACAAAAACGTCTGCCAACGCTTCTTCAGGTAATCTAGCCAACAACTTCGTAAATCAGATGGATAGAACGCAGCTAACATATGACCAGACGCAAGCAGCGTGCGGTCCTGCTGCGGCAGCGTTCTTTGCCCAAGCTTACGGACGTAACCCAACCCTGAAGGAAGCATACGCACTGATTACCCAGATCCAGGGTGCAGATCCTGCTGCTGCGGGTGTGGGTGGTACACGAGGCGTGGCTACCATTGGGCAGGCACTCAACAAGATGGGTGTTGGCAACGAAGTCTACACAGGTGCTAACGTAGACTGGGGTAGACTAGCCAATAACGCTCAAGCTGGTATCCCAGGCATTGTGAACATTGGACCTAGCGGTAGATTCCCAGGCCACTTCTTCCAGATTGGTGGTTGGGACCCATCTACCAACAGATTCAATGTTGGCACTTCGGGCACTGTGCTCAGCAAGTTTGGCGGCAAGGATTGGATGACGCCACAGGAAATGATGGCGTTGGGTCCAACTATGGGTGCCGTTTACGGTACAGGCACAGGTGCAGGACCTGGAGTGACAGCAGCAGACGTAGCTTCCATCCAGGGTGCGGGCACAGGCACAGGACCTGGAGAAGGTGGCGGCGGAATTACAATCAATGTACAAAACCTGATGAATGTAGAGCGTATGGACGGTAACACAGATATCAGGGCGTTGATGGGTCAGATGGCAGATATGCTACGGCAACTGTCCACTGGTGGTTCTGTTGTTGGGCAGAATGGAACGGTGGCCCCATGAGTGAGATGGACCCAGAGACTGGCGAAGGCTTTGATGCCGTACAAGTAGGCGATCAGGTCTATTTTGATCCAAATGCCCATGATGAAACGTATCCAGGCTCTACTGGTCTTGAAATACGCAAGAAGACCTACTGGCAGGGTGATGTACAGTTTGACACGTATGAGACAGTAGGCCCGAAGTTTGGTCCCAAGTGGCCCGACGGTACGCTGCGTGTTTCAGGACTTGGCACAGATACAGATGTCTGGGGTCTGACCGACAAAGCTCCTCCACCTCCAGGTTATGCCCCCTGGCTACACAACGGAGTCAATGGTCAACCTCAAAATAGTGGTATCTATATATCTTCTGGTACTGGTGGTCCACCAGGTGTTGTAGATATAGGCGATGGCGGTCTACATGAGTGGACACCATGCTACGAAGACGATGGTTCTCCAACTATGGGGGACTATTCGGGCCGTTTTTTTATGGATATCACACTCCTTGGTGCATACGGTGGAGACATCAAGTTTCCCGTAATGCCCGAGGAGTTTGGCGCTGATTTCACCCATGAATACTGGACACCAAGGGTTATTGGTCTTGGCGAGATCATTATGCCTGGTGGGCAGTCTATGGAGACAATCAGCTGGGATAGCTTCTTCCCTGCTAACTACGATGCCGACTATGTCTCTGTAGCACCCACCGAACTAGAGGACCCCAAGTCTCTAACCGCCAGGCTTATCTGGACCATGCGGTTCAAGATGAACTGTATGCTATTGGTAGGTGGTGGGATTTGGAATGACCAGGTAGTTATCACCAACTTCAACTACAGACACAAAGCTGGTGAGATCGACGACATCTACTATACCATTACCTTGAAGCGTTATAGGGCACCAGTAGTCTCTACTTCGCCTAACCCAGACTCACTCAAGGACAGATGGTATAAAGACCCTCGGCAGGGCGACACAGGTACGGCTACACCATCTGGCACAGACCCAGGTACTTCCGAATCGCCACCTCCAGAGGATGCTAATCCCGATGCAGTAATACCTTTGCCAGATCCTGTGGTAGTGCCGCCTGAAGACCACACTGGCGGCAGGGATTCGATGATCAGCATTGAAACTACCACTGTTCTAGGCCAGCCCAAGAAGGATATTAGACAGCCTGGTGGTCCTCACGAAGCTTTCAGTGAGACTTTTGCACAGGTAGTAGCCAGGGTATCCAGCAAGGGGCCGAACGATATGGCTGCCATGCTTGCTCTGAATCAATGGGTAACCGACAACGAGTACAATCCATATACAAGTCAGTTGCCAGTAGGATCTGGAGTGAGATACTATCTGCAACAGCCAGCAGCGTCTGCACCAACTACTACGCTACAACCGAGTACTAGCACAAGTCTCAGTGGTGCTTATCCAGGTGGTTATCTGTATCCACCAAAGCCACCGGAAGGCACGCCATCACATGGCTCGCCAATAGAGACTGCTTGGGATTGGTTGAATCAGCGGCCTGATCCTAGCACGGTGCAGCCGCAGACGAACGTACCTGCCAATAAGCCAATCGAGCTACCTCAGTCCCCAATTAGACGCTAATGCCGCTACTTACAGCACAAACCCCAAATATCGCTGATCTGAAGATTAGCGAGTACAAAGTAGTGGTTGTGGACGCACAGCTAGGTATGAGTCAGGATCTGTCTCAGCTAGTATCCAGTATACAGTGGGATTACGATCTTGACCAGCCTGCTGAACACTACCAAGTCAGCTTTGTGCATACCCAGAACATTGCTATGAAGGTCAAGCCTGGCGATCGCATCAAACTGTATGGTTGGGCGGTACGACCAGTAGGCAGCAACATAGAGATGTACTGGGAGCTACTAAAGCGAATCTACATTGCCGAAACTTCGCTAAGTAGCGACGAAGGTGGCACTCTGAGGGCTACGGGCTACAACGTGATGTGGTATCTCATGCGCAATAAAGATACCATCATGCTGGAGCATGAAACTGCTAGCTCGTTTATCAAGCGCACTGCTGCCTACTTTGGTATTCCATTGGGTGTTATCCAGGAAACTAACGTACAGCTAGAGCGCGAGCCTTTTATCAACCGTACCCTGTGGGATATGTGGGTGTCTGCATTGTCTTACACACGAGACATAAATACAGACGCGCGTTTCATCTTGCAAGAGAACGGTGGCAAGGTAGAACTCATCCAGCGTATACCATCTAGTGGTGTCTGGAATTTCATGCGCGGCCAGTTCGTGCCTGGGCCACAGTCCTGGGAGAACAACCCAGGCAATATCTTCTCCAGCACAAATACCTTCAGCATGCAGAACTACTCGAACGTTATTAGGGTCTACAAAGGCACTACTGCGAGTCAGGGTGCTAACTTGCTGGAGGGTGATCCTAGCTCTGATAGTAGTGGCAATCCCACACTACAGTTTCAGTGGCCCCCACAAGCAAGAATCGAAGCAGGTCAAGATCCAGAAGTAGAACGCTATGGCATGTTTGTTGAATCTGTTGATCTACAAGCACCAGGTGAAGTAGCGCTCGATCTGGGCAATGATGCTGCTAACGCAGAACAACAGGGCATGAAACTGTACAAGAAGTTGGTGAAGTTTGAGAACACAGGTACAATCACCACCTTCAATGTCAACACCATACGCCCAGGTGATGCACTGTATCTCCGAGATGAGATAACTGGTCTGGTGGGCCAATACTATGTCAAGTCTGGCAACCACAATATCTCGGATCAAGAAACCTCGATGACGCTTACCGTCAATATTGAGGACAAGCTGCCAGAAGAGTACGATGCGAGGCCACAGAAGAAGAGTTCTGCCAATACTCTGCTTGGGCCTGCCACTGGAGCTCCTGGTGCTGGACCGTCTGGGCAGAACTGGACGCTTATGTCTGGTTCAGTCAGTATTACAGATCGTTACCAACTGGCAGTAGCCGCAGGGTTCAACCCTGGCGATGATGCTATCAAGATGACTACCATTAGCTACTTCGAGTGTGGTAACTGCGATATGTCTGCCGTGAATGCAACTGGTGACGTCAGCTTGTGGCAGATAAATCAGGTACACTGGCCGTCTTACGGTGGCCCAGAAGTCCTACAGAATCCGCGTCAAAGCGCCAGGGCAGCCTATGGTGTGTGGAAGGGAGCTGGTGGTGGGGAAGCTGGCTTCCGACAGTGGCATGTCTATCCTGGTTGGAATGGGCCAGGTACCGGAACCTCGCAGACTGCGTGGGATGCCAAATTGGCTGAGATACGTGCGGTCGTAGGCAGTGGTGGTACTACGTCTAGGACAGGCTGGGAACCCACCGATATGCGCGGTAAGCTACCAACTAACCACGAAGCAGATTATGATGTTAGAGCATTGTCCGACATTACTGGTATCACATTACACTACACGGCTGGTGCAGTCAATCAGACTGTGTATCAAGTAGCTCAGTACCAGACTTCGGAAGCAGCAAGAGACCAGACAGGTAATGGTACGCCGTTCCCAGGTTTGGCTTACACCCTGTTTGTAGAGCAGGATGGTAAGACGTCTCTTGCTTGGGATCTCACTGTAAGAACCTGGCACAACGCTGCTTTCGATAGAAATAGGACCAATGTCGGCATATGCTATGCTGGTGACGTAGCTCCAACTGATGCACAGATAACAGCGATGGCACAAGCAATCGGTTGGGTACAGAAGAATCTTGGTAGAAAACTAGGCTTAGAAGGGCACAAGGATTCTTATGGCGATACAGAGTGTCCTGGCCCACAGTGGCCTACCTGGAAACAAACTGTAGTCGATAGGGTACCTTTGAACCTATGACAACACTTGACGGACCGCAGAGATTACTAGACACCCTCCGTTATATTGCGGATACGGAGGATAAACTCAATGCGCTATCTGGTACTGGTGTTGTCTTCCGCACAGGCGTAGTACTCAGCAGCTTGCCCCAACTGACGCTATCCATGGATGGTGAATCTTCCATGGGTGGCCCAATGATCTTCGACGCATCCCAGGGCGATTTGCTGGTACCTGAGGATCTGTTCCTAACTACTGGCGACACGGTAGTCCTTGCACCATTGTCCAAGCGCAAGTGGGTAGTGTTGTTCAAGACCAGAACCAGTGCGGATCAGGTTTACCGTGCTCGTTATGGTATAAACAATGATCGCAATGGTGGTGAGTTCGCTGGTCTTGAGATTACAGAGGATCCCAACACTGGTCATGTCACAGTAACCCTGGTAGGCACCAACACCAATGTCAATGGTGATACTGTACTGTCTAACGGTGGTGGCTTTGGAGGAGGTGAAGTAGGTCCTCCAGGACCAATTGGCCCAGAGGGTCCTCCAGGTCCGCCAGGTCCTGCTGGTCCACAAAGTACAGTCCCTGGTCCGACTGGCCCTCCTGGACCTAATGGTCCGCCAGGTTTGACTGGCCCCACGGGTCCTCAAGGTCCTGCAGGCCCACAGGGTCTAACAGGTGCCACAGGTTCTATCGGTAACACAGGACCTCAGGGTCCACAAGGTGCTGTAGGCCCGACTGGCCCTCAAGGAAACGTTGGTCCTCAAGGTGCAAAGGGAGATAAAGGCGACACAGGCGCACAAGGCACTCAGGGAATTCAAGGCCCACAGGGTGTTACTGGCCCTACTGGTTCCCAGGGACCTAAGGGTGATACGGGCCTGACAGGTCCACAGGGGTCGCAGGGCACTACTGGCGCTACTGGACCACAAGGACCAGCAGCTACAGTCAATGCTGGAACAACAGCGACGAGTGCGCCAGGGACCAATGCAAACGTCGTAAATGCAGGCTCTACCAGCGCAGCAGTCTTTAACTTCACCATCCCACGCGGTGATGTTGGCGCGCAAGGAGCGACAGGTGCTCAGGGCTTACAGGGTCCAGTAGGGCCACAAGGACCAACTGGCTCGACTGGTTCTCAGGGTATACCTGGACCAACTGGTCCACAGGGAACGCAAGGCCCAACTGGCCCAACTGGACCGATTGGACCTCCTGGTGGTACTACGATGCGTGAGGAGTCCAAGCCTGTAAATGGTACCACGGTAGTCAATACAAGCCAGGTACCTGATTCACTGATATATGTGAGTCGCAATGGTATTGTTCAATCTAGTCAGGATGGACATTTCACACAAGCAGGTGGTGTCTTCACATTCTCCACACCTTTGGATGGTACCGAGCGTGTGGAGATCAGCTATGTGGTTGGTTCTATCGGTGGTGTTGGGCCTCCTGGTCCTCCTGGTCCAAACGCTGCTGTGCATGAGGAATTCTTGCCAGCTAACGCAGCGACTACAGTAGCGTTGGGACAAACTCCTACTGTCTTGTTGACAGTGTCGCGTGGTGGTATCATACAGTCACAAACCGACGGCAACTACTCTCTAAGTGGTCGTACAATTACTTTCACAGACGCATTTGATGGAACGGAACGGGTTGTGGTATGCTATGTAAGCAACACCTATGTTCCACCATCCTTCGTCGTCACACCAGCAATAGACACAGTGCTTCGTGCTTACATCTCGAGACTGATGACACCAATTGATCCGGGAGGACCACCGTGACAACTCTCGACTTGATACCATCGCAAGATGTATCAGTCGTCCCGTTGGATGTATCTACTACTAACAAGGTAGTTATCTGGCCTGGAGCTGGAGGTGCATTCAAGAATACGGGCAATGCGCTCATAGACGGGCCACTGTACATTGGTTCCACCAACCAGGCACTAAAGAACGCTGTCAATGCTGCCCAGATGCTCAGCCTTGAGAGTCAGGTTAGCCATCTGTTCTTGAGTTCTGGCCCTGGAGCTAATGTACATCTAGCTGCCAATGCTTATTACGATGGTGTCAACTGGCAGCGCTACGATGTGAACAGCACGTCTGCTGTATTTTCTGCCAATGCTGGCGGTGGATTCTCGTTTTACTCGCAAGCTGCGGGTGCTAATCCACTATCATTGGCGTCTGTAGCCCAGATGAGCGCAGCAGGCAATTTGACGCTCAATGGCGGCAACTTGTATCTACGCAACGACAACGGGGTGTTCTTGACGTGGAACGGTACATACATTCGCAGTAATGTTGGCCTATACACAGATGGAATACTCCAATCGGTTGGCCGTCTGATTACCAACAACTGGGACGGTGGTTGGTCGAACAACCTGGGTGGCACGACATATGCACAGAGTCATCTTCTGACAGCTGGACGCTTTGCCACAAACGGATGGTGGGACACAGGTTACGCCAACTCACTCGGCGGCAACGTGCTCGTGAATGGTTTTGTCTACCAGCGAGCTTCAGGTAGTTACCGTTGCTGGGACAATGGTGACTTTACCTATGATACTGCGGCCAGTGGTAGCACTCTGGTGCAGCGCGATGGCAGTGGTTATATCAGAGGTACTTACATCAATATGTCGGCGGACATACAAGGCGGTGCCCCCGTATATGTGGCAGGGCAGAATGGAGACAACTATCTACGTTGGTACCCAAAAGCCTCGTAGGTCCCCCTGCTCTTACTGAGATTGGCGGGACCTATCCAGTCACCTCTTTCCCTTCCGGAACATCGAACACGCAATTGGCGTATGTTACCGTGAACCGAACAGGTTATTGGGCATTCAGTTACGCTCTGGGGGTTACAAGCGATTCGGATCATTTAGTTCTCTACGCACAGTACGCAGGAGCAACACAGTTCTCACTAGATGTCAACCCACAAGCTGTACACGGAGGCGGTTTGGGTGGAGTTGCCTATATCGCGAATGGACAGCAGATCTCGATTCTTGGCACACACTCATACAACGGTGGTTATAACATCTCGTACCAGACGCTCAAGTGCTGGTTTGTTCCGACCACTAGCTATCCATCGTAAAGGAGCATTTGAAGATGGGGCTTAGCGGCACATTTACTGACCCTAACACTGGAGCGATAGATCAACCGCTCTATGTTGTTGTGTATGGTATCAATCTTGACCATGCACTAAAGACAGCGATCATACGTGCCAATGCCTACGTCAGTGATGAGATGTATGAGCAAGGCAAACAGTCGCTGCGTACTATGGATCAGGCATGCTCGGACACTGCTGTGGGTGTCGCCAATATAGAGCCATCTACAGCATACACAGACTACTTCAGCTCAGATGCTCTGGTAGCCGCAGCCCAAGAGGACCCGCCAATTGACGTCTGGTTGCAAGCTTATCGGTGGCTGCAAACACTAGAACTCTTTGCTAACACTCAATTCGACGGCAAGGTACACTGATGAGTAGGCAGCGCGTACCCAACAATATGTTGCTGGATCTCGTGGAAACAAGTAGTTTCCGCGCTACGGGTGCGGCTGCAAATTTTCCCGCCAGTGGTTCAGGTGAAGAGTTCTATGTAGCGCCATCTCAGAAAAGTACCATCCAGTGTTACAATCGTAGTACAGCCACATGGCTGGATCTAGTCGCCAACACTAGGAACGTCTTCATCAATCAGGCAAATCCATCTGGAGTGCTACAGTTTGGTGCCGCCAGTACACCACCTGTAATGAGACAATCGGGTAGTGGCAGCTTGACTGTTGAGTCATCCAACCAGTATCTCATGCTGCACAGTAAGGGGACTACCCACGCTGGTGGAAACACCTATTGGGATGCGACTAACTGGCGTCCGTACGATGCTGCACAGACAGCCATGATGTTTTCTGTGAATCTGGGTTCTATCAACTTCTATAGCGCAGCAGCAGGGAACCCGACACCTCTGGTTGCTCTCCAGAACATACAATCAAGCACGGGTCTGTGGACTAATGATACCTGGCACACGGTAGCCTACCAGAGCGGATTTAGTGCGCAGTCTGGCTGGAACGATGTCCAGTATACACGCACTCCTGAAGGTATGGTACGGTTCCGCGGCTTGCTTATGTCACCAGCTTCTGGGTGGGCGTACAATGTACCAGCTTTTACTCTGCCAGTCGGTTATCGTTTGACACTTGAGCCAGGTGCTGGATATCCTGCCAATCAAGGTGCTAATGGGTATCATTTTTTCTGGACGATTTCGGATGGTGCTTTGGCTAATCCATTTGGCATGATCTATATCTGGGCTGATGGTAGATTCTGTCCCAATATGGCTTCTGCTGGAGCCACTGCTGGCGTGCATTGGTGGGATATGTCTGGTATAGCATATATGGCGGCGGCATGAGTAGACAACGTGTTCCCAACAAGATGCTGCAGGATCTAGTAGATGTTTCTGCACTGCATACGACATCTGCTCTGTATCCAAGTGCTGGTGCTGGTCTAGAACTCTACAGCTACCCGCCAACGACACCAACGCAGGGTATGATCCAGAGCTTTGATCGTACTGCTGCGGCATGGTTGGATCTGGCTATCAATGCCAAGAATCTGTCCATAGTACCTCAAGGGTCCAACAGCAAGCTGTTTATCGGCAACTACAGCACACCGCCGTTCTTCTATCCTCTGGGTAGCGGCAGTTTGAGCATTGAGTCTCCTGCCCAATATCTGATGCTGCACAGTAAGTCAGGTACCCATTTGGGTGGAAATGCTTATTGGGACGGCACCAACTGGTATCGTTACGATACAGCATCAGCAGCAGCTCTTGTCATAGTTGCATCCTCAGCGATTTACTTCTGGACTGCGCCTGCTGGGACAGGTCCTATTTCGTGGGCGCAAAACATGAACATTGCGCAGGCAACGGGCTTGCTGACAGCAGATACATGGCATACTGTCACATACCAGAATGGATTTAGTGCGTACTCTGGCTGGAATGATGTGCAGTACATGCGCACGCCAGCAGGCGAAGTACGATTTCGTGGACTGCTCGGATCACCCACTACAGCCTGGGGGCATGGTACAGCGGCATTTACAATGCCAGTTGGTTATAGACTCGCCTACGAGCCTGGTAGTAGCGGTGTCAACTATCATCATTTCCCGATCCTAACGGATAGTGCGCTCGGAGGTGTTACTATCTGGCTTACTGGAATGATCAGTCCATGGTTCTCTGCAGGAGGCGTTTCTTCGGGAGCACACTGGTGGGATTTCAGCGATATAAGCTACATGGCGGTGTGATATGACTTCTCATACTATCGAAGTTTCCGAAGACGAAGAAGCAGCCCTGCAATTCATGGCTGGTACTGATGCGTCCTCTGGTATGTGGCTAGAGAACTATATCCGTGGACAACTTGCCGATTGGGTATTGCGTCACAAGGCCAGTATGTCCGCTGTTTCAGCCAATGATGTAAGCCAGGCATATCTACTTGCCACGCCAGAAAAGAAACAGCAAGTTCTGGATACACTAGGGCTGGTAGCACCTGAAATTGCGTTGCAAGAAGATCCTGCACCCTGGATGCCTAAACCGTGAGTCCTGTCCAGCAAATACATCCACCAGATATCATAGTTCCTCTGCCCAGGAACTTGGCCCTGAACGCTTCCTTTGAAAACTGGATAAGTCAAACTCCGTCTACTGCCAACATGATGGAGACGGCGATAGCTTGGTTTACCCAAGGCACAGAGATCACGACCACACCTGACAGCGCTAATCAGGAAAGTGGTCGCTACTGCATGAAGTGTGTACAGACTGCTAATGCAGGCCCATCATACATACACCAGAGCTGGGAGTTTCCAGACTTGGTAGCAGTTCTGTCCATACCCAACAAGCAGAATCTGTCGTTGTTGATCGGGCAGACTGTCACCTTTACGGCCAGAGTCAAGACTGCATCAGCCAATGTAAGAATAGGCATAAATTGTTGGAATACAGGTGTTGGCAATAACTTCACCTGGTCTACCAATGCAGCGACAAACAACATCTACCAGACTCTGTCTGTAACTGCAACAATCACAGCTAATACCAGATTGTTCCAGTTGATGCTCAATGCTAACGGGGCTGCGACGTACTACGTAGACAGCGTGATGCTGGTCATTGGGCCATATAGTCAGGAGTGGACACCAGGGCCAATCGTAGACCGCGTACAGAATGCACAGTTGGCTGGCGATATACCTCGTGTCAATATGCTCAGCAATGGTGGCTTCGAGCTGTGGCGCAATGGTACAAGTGGGCTTGGTGCCAACGCATACAACGCAGACAAATGGTATGGTCAACTCTTTGGTGGTGCTGCCACATTCAATGGCACCATTGCACGAAGCACAACGGTAGATCCTAATGGCCGTTCGCTCTATTCATGGACGGCTAATGTCACCGCTAATGCTACAGAATGGTGCCGTGTATACCAGATACTTACTGACTACGGGCAAGTAGTTGGTGGTGCGGCACTAACTTTCAGCATGCGGATCAGAGTCTCTGTTGCCAATGCTGCTCGCATATGGTTGTATGCAGACACAAACAACGGGAGTGGTGGCAGCAGCGTCCAGGCATTCAGTGCCTACCATAGTGGGAGTGGCAACTGGGAGACATTAACGGCTTCCATCATCGCACCTGCTGGTACCAACTACCTGATGGTGGCGTTCTACTTCTATGCGACATGCACACCATATGTGGATAATGGGATGTTGGTACTTGGATCTGTGCCAGCAGACTACTATCCACTAAGTATGGCAGATGAGCGGGTAAGATGCGCCGATACCGCTTGGTTTACCTTGCCATATTCAAATGGTTGGGCAGATTGGGGTGGTGTTTGGGATGGCGCACAATGTTTCTTGGGTCCTGATGGAATTGTGCATGTGCGTGGTTTGCTCAAATCACCTGCATCTCCGGCATCTAGTCAAGCCGTAGTTGTTTTTCCAGTTATCTACCGACCGAAGAACAATCACTACCTTGCAGGAGCGGCGAACGGTACCATCAACACAACTTGGTACATCAATGCTGCTGATGGTAGTTTGAATATTGTGGGCTATAATGGCACTTCTACTATCCCAGCCGCTGGATATTTCTCTATTGCGGGTATGTCCTGGCCGAATTTCTAAGGAGAAACCGTGGAACTCACTACAAACGGAAATGTTCACGTACCAGAATCACCGACCGAAGTAACTCTTTCACCTACAGAGTTGCGAAAGCTGGCACGACTACATGCTCGTGCCGAAGGTGCTGCACAGGTAGCCCAAGCAGCTATCGTAGCGGCTCAGGCAGCACAGGAAACACTACAGCAGGCACTTACCGAGACCTGCGAAGATGCTGGCATGGAGGTGCCACAGGGACAAAATGCGCCAGTGAGTGTAGACTGGCGTACAGGTGTTGTCAAACTGCAACAGTCTCCAACAGGACCAGTGCCACAACCAGCACCTGTCCCACCACCTATTCCATTGACTGTGCCAGCAGAGTGACATGTCCGGGGCCGAGGAAAGAAAGGGAGTATGCCTACCAGAGCCTCGGCCTCGGGCACCCTACTTTTGGGGCTACTGTCTCATTGGCTATAATGCGTAAACGGAGAACTAATGCCAGTTACTACAGTCCCACGCTTTGAGGATCCTGCGTTCGCTTCGGACGTTCCAGACCTCAATGCACAACCAATCTGGGGTACAGCACCCGCATTGAAGTGGGATTCTCCAGATGGCCAACTATTTCAATTCAACAACTCGAACGAGTTTGTGTTTGCCAACGCTGGTGGCACGCTCGAACAGTTGATTGTGAAGTCTTTGATAACAGATCGTCTGATGTTCAACGCCTATGATAAGGAGTTTGGCTCGGACTTCTGGACTATCATTGGGCGTGGGCTAAGTGATCTGGCTGTTATGACGGCTGCCGAGAAATTCACTCGGGATGCGCTGTCTAACATCGATCTCATCCGTGCGGTTGACCAATACGCCTCATCAGTACGGGGCGATACGTTATATATTGGCTTTCGCGTGGTCACTATTACTGGACAGCAACAACAATTTCAATTCGCAAGGACTGTACGGTGACAACTATTACCTCAGTGACTCCATCACTGACTCAGGTTGGAGTCGACACAGTATTGGAGATCACTGGGACTGGTTTCCTGACAACTACTACGGTCACGCTGCTAAGCCCAGAAGATCCGCCGTTAGAGTATCCGTTGTCGGCATTCCAGCTAGTAAGTAGTACACTGATGCGTGCAACTGTGACTGCCAACGTAATCCCCATCGGGTTCTACTCGGTGCTGGTTGATAACGGCGGCGAAGATGCTGCACAGTTGGACGATGCTTTCAGGATCAGTGTCAACTTACCTGTAAGACCGTTCCAGACCAACAATACTTCAGATATCATCCAGGCACGTATTATGGATCGGATTGGTATTGCTCCTAACGGGCTACCATACGACCAACGTAAGGGACAAGTGCCTTGGGATATGACCGCTGCACAAGCGCCTGAGTTTGAGAAGATCTACAAGCGCATGGATGATCTGTTTCCTCAGGGCTTTGCGCAGTTCATGGGCGGTGCGCTGCTGGACCTGCGTGCTGAAGAGCATGGTGTTCTGCGCAACATTGCCAGCTTTGCCCAGACTGTGGTAGAAGTTACAGCCTCTGTAGGTACTGTGATTCCCACAGCAATTTCTTTCAGCACCACGGCAGTGCCGAATACTACGGACAGACCGTTGGTATTCAGTGGCACTGAACCTTCGTCGGTAATCTGGCAGAATCCAGTAGCTGGTCTGGTTACCAGCGCTACGACCACCAGTGTGACAGATTCTACTGCCCATTTCACAGTCAACCAGTGGCAAAACTTCTACGTCTTGATTACTCTGGGTAAGGGTATTGGGCAATGGCGCAAAGTCATCAACAATGATGCCCATACCATGAACGTTATGGACTGGGACGCTGGTGCTACTCCTGACAATACGTCTACCTATAGACTGTTTACGGGTGTGGCAGCGCAAGCGGCGATTGCAGGAAGTGGTGGCAATGTCCTGACTGGCGCTGTCAATAGATTAGCTGTCCCAGTAGCTTTTGTTAGCAAGGTCAGCAATCCAGTTCCTGCTGCTGGCGGTGTGAACAGAGAGTCTGATAGGTTGTTCCTGAGCAGGTTCCTACTAACTGTACGCCAGAGGTCTGCTGGTGGCAACGACACTGACTATCAGATTTGGGCCAGAGAAACTCCAGGCACTAGCTTGGGTGCAGTAAGCGTGCTGGAGGAATGGAATGGCTACGGGACAGTCAAGGTAGTCATCGTAAATTCGGACAACAGTATTCCGAATGCTGCTACTGTAAGTAAGGTCTACGAATACATTGAGACCAAGCGGCCTATCGGAGCACATGTCACAGTAGAAGCAGCCGTAGCCATTGGCATCGATGCACATTTCACCATGACGGTACAGCCTGGCTTCAGTCTAGTGGCTGTACAACAAGATGTGGTCAATGCGATTACTGCCTACTTGAACATCATTCCTGTTGGTGGCGACGATGGCTTTGTGATGTTCTACAAAGTACAGCAGGCAGCGATCACAGGTATAGATGGCATCGAGACTTTCAATATGTACTCTACTGGATACGGTATCAGGCAGGCTGGTGCTGCCAACTATGGTACTGCCGATCTGCCAATATCAGGTACTGGGAAACCAATTGCAGGGGCGATCACAGCTTCATGAAAGACACTGATTTCTACGGTTGGGGCGAGATTCTCATGGAGAATCTGCCCACTTACTGGGAAGAAGACGACTTCATGCAGCAGTTTCTCATGGCTGTGGGGTTTGAGTTCGACCCAATTGATCGTTTCACGCGCTTCATGGTAGATGGTGAAATACAGAGAGCATTGGACCAGAGTTTGACTGCTAATCTGGAACCGATGCATTCTGCGTGGTTTGTGCGTACAGCCAATGAAGATGCGATGTTGTTGTGGGAGGAGATGTTCAATGCAGCCTCTGACAGCACTATGGATCTGGCAACGCGGAGAGCCAATATCATCACCAGGATGCAGTCTACGGCCACACCTACGCCAGCCTACATACACTCTCAGATCTCACAGTACGCCACTGAGATAGCCATTGTTGAGCATTTCGATCTGGCACCTACGGACCTGAAACGATATAGTTTTACAGTACGTATTATCCAGCCCAAGGGATTTCCGCCCAACGTCCAGCAGAACATTGACCTCATGATTAGGAGAATCAAACCTTCGCATCTGGGATACACCATTGAGTATAGCGAAGTCACTTGGCATGGCGACCCGAGCAATATGTCGAACAATACCTGGGCAGATCTCGGCAATTTGACGTGGGCCGATCTCAGATTTACGTGAGGTAATCAATGCAAACAACTGCACGACACGGGTTCTTACTACCAGAAATCACTGATGATGACCCCACACCTAATGCTGGTGTGCGGGATACCACCAGATATAACTCTTCGTTGAGTGATCGGAGCACGTTCTACGATTACAACGAAGTCATCACTGGTAGCTGGAGCTTCTCTACCATCACACTTACTGGCGGCTTGAGCCAGGACATGGTGAACAACACTGGCGCAGCCCGTGTGCCTGGTGACGTGGTGATGCTCGATCCCAATGTGGACCGTAGTATCATCATGCCCGTTGTGGGCACTGTTGGTCCGATGATTGGTGTGGTGGTAGCCAACATCGCAGCTGGAGCCATTGGGCGCGTCGCGATGGAAGGTTTTGTTCAGACCAAAGTCACAGGTGCCAGCCGTCTACAATATCTCGTAGCCCAGGACAACAATGTGGTTGCCGCTGGTAGTAGCCTAGCCAGCAGCGCAGCATTCGGGATTGCTCTGGAGAATCCCTCTGGCGGCTTGTGTTTGGCCTACTTGCACCCTAGTGCGGGTAGTGATGCAGAAAGCAGCTACAAGACCACGACACTACGCTCCAATGCTGCCAATATCACAGCGGCAATGCTTTCGGGGAAACTGTTCGTCTTCTGTTATCTGGCAGGTGCTCAGACGGTTGTACTTCCAGACCCAACTACTAATGAGCGCCCCATTACAATCTGTGCTGAGAATGGCACCGTCACGGTTACTGCCACTGGTGGCAGTCAGGTTTTGGGAGGCTCTACTAACCAGACCACTGGTGCAATCATCAATGGCACGATAAATGCTCCTGATTCTTTCCAGTACAAGAGCAATGGCATCCAGTGGAGGGCGGTATGACCTACGCTGCATCAGCCGTTAGCTATTGGGTGGGCCAGGCTAACGACTCTAGTACAGGCACACATCCTCCTGGTTGGGCATCTGGACAGCGCTGGTCTGCCACAGCTAACTCCTGGATGAACGTCTACAATACAGAGTATGCTAATGCACGGGACAACTCTGCAGGACAGCCAGGTAAACCTGGAGGTATCCAGCATCCTACAGGGTGGGTAGCTGGACAACTATGGTCTGCAACTGCTACCCAATGGAACACCATGTGGGGTACAGAGTGGACCAATGCCAGGGATAACTCTGGTGGGCAGACGTCTAGTGGTCTGGGCGCAGCGCATCCGACAAACTGGGTCGCAGGGCAGATGTGGTCTGCTACCGCTGACCAGTGGAATGCTATGTGGGGTAACGAATGGCGCAACAGCCATGATCCACAAGGCTATTCCTACAGTTATCCTGGTCAGGGTGCCAATGCCGTCTACTGGTCGCAGTCTGCTAGTTACTGGCGCGGACAAGCAGACTACTATTGGGGACCAAGCCGCGTCTGGAACAATGGTGCTACCTGGGAGCAGAACTACAACGCATACGTCGGTTATTACAACGATATGGTCAACCAGCGTGATACCTGGAGTTCCAGGGCAAATCAGGCATGGGGACCAAGTAGAGTCTGGAGCAATGGTGAGTCTTGGGAAGCAGCCTACAACCGTGTGCTGCCCCCTGGTGGTATTGTCCAGATAAACGGTACCAACACTGCTACGTCGTTCCCAGACGGCGTGAACATGACACGTCTCAGTTATATCACTGCTGACCGTGCTGGCTATTGGGCGTTTTCATACTCTCTCAAAGTTTCAAGCACTTCTGACCGTCTGAATCTTGAAGCCAGGTATGCAGGCACGGCACGATTCTCTGACATATGGAGTCCTGGTAACGCAGGTTCTTTTGCCGCAGGACTAGGTGGGATCTATACCCTTGGTGCTGGACAGTTGCTAGAGATCTGGGGTGTCCACGGGTACAACGGCGGATACAATATTTCAGCACAGACTCTGCAATGCTGGTTCGTGCCAATGACTAGCTACCCACACTAGGAGGTACAGTGGAAGAAATTCAAATCAAGCTATCTGTACAGGTTGCCATGCGCCTAGCGCAATTGGAAGCCAGAGTAGAGGTAGCTAACAAGATCATGAGTGAAGTCATGGATGCTTATAAGAAAGTATGTGATGCTGAGCAGCAGCGCATGGATGTTCTTATGACTAGCATTTGTGACACCAACGGACAGACGCTGCCAGCGAACTACGAATACTCGTTTGATCCAGGCCAGATGATGATAACGTTTCGTGGCAACAATCCATCCAAACTAGCAATTGAGGTGAACGGACATGAGTGAAACATCGCCCGAAATCACACAGCTACAGCAGCAACAGTCTCTCTTCACGGCTGCACTGGCAGCTATGTTGGAAGGACGCTTTACTGGTGCCGATTCAGTAGAAGCGTTTTTGTATGCACTTGATCCTGGGCTCCAAGGTACCCTGACTCTTGACCCACCAGTATCTGAATCCGAACTGGAAGAACCCCCAAAAGGATAACCTGGGATCCAAACACCCTGATGCCAACACAGCGCGTCAATTGGACGTGCTCCGCCTGTGCGCTGGCTTGGGTGTTACGTGCTACCGGATTGGATCCCGGGGCCACAGAGGATGGCTGCGTCGAAGCAATTGGTTACCCACAGAACATCAATGCCACGTATGGTCTGATGGACGGTAGCGGCGCAGAACTCCAGAGGGTGTTGGCAGATTATGAACAGGACAGCGCTCAGGACTGGCTAACGTTTGAAGCAGTCTGGGCGGGTGCTGGACATACAACGGGTATGATGGCAGGAGGTAACTGGTACCATTGGGTAGCAATCCGAGGACAATCGGGGGACAATCTGTGGATTGCTAATTCTGCGCCCGGATACAGAGGAGTTTGGGATACTGTAACCCGTGAACAGTTCCAAGCACTCGGGCCATTCAGTGTCGTATGGTTGGAGCCATGAGTACTGTTGTACGTCCTACGTACTATACACCCATCCGTTGGGTTGTAGTAATCATAGCAGTCTTGCTTTTCCTGCTCGCAGCATTCCATGCCAATCCGTTTGGTAGCTCGGTTGATATCATTCCTCTCGGGTTGGCGTTCGGATTCGGGGCGTTACTGATTCCCTAAATGCCGTGAACCTTTACGCGCAAGTTGCAATCTATACGGCAATCGGAGGCTGTGCGGGAGCACTCGTGCTTTCTCAGTTGAGCGGCAGTGGAGTACTCGGCCAGGAACTAAAATTGGCTGTGCCACAAGTTGTAGAAACATCTGTCTCGGTAGTAGAGACGCAGATTCCTACACAACAGTCAGCGACAATCGTACCGTTAGGTGTGCCGACCCAGGTGACTGCTACTGCAACATCTCCTCCGCCAGTAGTTATAGTGCTGGTACAGCCCACAGCTACATCTACTGAGACGCCTATACCTTCTCCTCAGGTAACCCCGACTGATATATCTGCAGAAGAGCCAGAAGCAGTTGGGGTTTCTTTGGTGCAGACGCGCCTTTTGCCGACTGTGCGCTCTTCGCCTGTACAGTTGCCGAGCACAGCTACACCCGTCATGATAGAGGTACCTACAGAACCCGAAGTGGTTGAGATCGTCACACCGACCCTAACTCCCACTCCTACTGTAGTGCCTACGATAGTGCCTACTGTAATAGCAGCCGCCAACGATGGACAAACTCTGGCGGGGCAGTCGCGACAGACACAAGAAGATTTCCTAGCGGTGTACGGCGAGGATGCTCGAATTGCTTGGGCTGCCGAACATAATAGAGACACATCGTCGGCATCGGTTACGGGTGGCAGTGGAGTATTGCCAAGTCCCTCCCCTCCATTGTCGCCCGTGCCGACCCCTACACAGACTTCTACTTCCACATCGGTTACGGGTGGTGGTGAAGGTTTGCCTCCAATCTCCCCAACCACACCATCACCCGTGCCGACCCGTAGACCTCCTTCTCCTGGTGGTGGACAACCAACAAATACACCGACGGCCACAATTACGGTGACACCTACTGTAGCAACACCGCAACCCACGGCTAATCCGACGGCTACTACGACGGTCACAGCTACTGTGACCCCAACACCTACGGTAACGCCAGTGCCTACACCGACAAGCGCAGCGACACCGTTCCCGATAACTGTCACGCCAACGGGTACTGCGACTCCTACCAATACTCCTCAGCCAGTGAGCACGGCAACCCCGACTATCACACCTGCACCCACGTTGACGAGTACGCCAACTCTTAGTCCTACACCTACATCTACCGTATCGGTTCAACCCACAGCAACGCTACGACCAACACGCACACCAAGGCCAACCAATACACCACGTCCGACTCCGACACCAGGATGCCCTCCAGGTCAGATTCCAATACCAAATAGCCCTTCAGGTTGTATGTCTAAACCCGATGCGACAAGAACAGCAGTTGCATTGACACAGACAGCTATGCCAACAAATACGCCTCGCCCAACAAGGACACCCAGACCGTAATGTTGGGTGCTGATGTTATCACAATTGGTACTGTAATTGGTGCTCTTATAGGCATCATTACGTTCCTACTACGTGTCTTAGTGGCAGCAAAGACACAGCATATACAGGCGCTTGAAAAACAGGTGGCAGATCTAACTGCAGAAAGAAATCTATACCGCGACCTGAACTTTGCGGCAGGTCGTACTCCTCCAGATCACCCGTAGCCACGGCGGGTGAGGAAGGACCCCGAACTCTAGCGTGGTGCTTGCCCGCCACTAGCGCTAGATAGTAGGGGTCTTTCTGTATTTGGGCAAAGAGAAACCCCCTGTTGGCGGGAACAGGGGGTTCTCTATTAGGAAGATTTCTCTTCTTCGTGGGGAGTTGGCGTGGGCTGCGGCTGTGGCAGATCCTGGTTGGGTGCTTCGCCTTCTGGCTTGTCCTGGCCTGGAGGGCCACCCTGAGGGTGTTGCCCGGACTGTCCAGGTGCGCCACCCTGTGGATGCTCTGGATGATCAGGCTTGTCCTTCTCTTCCTTGTCCTTTTCGGGAGTTTCAGTCATTCGTTCCTCCTTTCCACGCAAATGTGCTAGTGGGCTACTGTAGAGACGACTCCGGGGGGAGATGGACGTCTCTACACCCGATAACCAGTCTAGACCCGCACTCTAGCCCGATTCCTATGCCCTGTTCCACCTGCGGAGGTGGCCCTCGCCCACTAGCGTATACAGTGTAGCACAGGAAATTTAGGGTAGCAATCCCCTATGCGTTGAGTTGGTAGCTGTCGTTCTCCTCGTCGATGTCCACATCGTAGCCCTTGCTCTTGAGCATCTTGGCAAACCACGGCACATCGAAGTTCTTGTACGCCTTGACGTCCGACAGCGTTTCGATGTTCTTCTTTTCTGCGAATCGCGCTGCGCGACTCTTGATTGCGGCTGCACTACCGCCGCGCTTCATAGCACGCATGATGAAGTCGCGCATGCTGTTTGCGTTGGGTGTGTAGCCTTCCTCGTCATCAGTCTTGGTAGACTTCTTGGCGACTGGCGCTGCCTTGCCGTTGCTGCGCCCGTTGGTGGATGCCTTGGGAGCAGCCGTAGTCTTCTTCTTGCTCGAAACTACGACTACCTCTTCCTCATCCTCTTCGTCGTCGGCTTCTGCCACCTTACGACTAGCCTTCGCAGGCACTGCTGTTCTCTTAGCCACTTCGATTCTCCTTAGCAACCAAATAAGATTTGGGAGGCCTATTTCCCTGATCGGCTGCTGCACCCCAACACTTTAGCACAGATGTTCTGGGTACGCAAGCCTTATTGTTTGTACTCAGCGGCCTTCTGATTTGCTTCTTTTTCAGCCAGATCGAATAGGCGCTTATACGCCTGTGCGCTTGTCTCCCCTTCTCGTTTAGTTCCTTCGGCCCACGCTTCTACTCGGAGGCTCTGGTATTCGCCCATATTGAGGGTAACGCCAAAGCTCACGCCTATGCGATCCCCAATATCAATCGGACTCGTCTTCTTGATCGGTGTGTCTCTTGGCACCGTTGACCCCCACGATATACGGTTTGTGGTTTTGCAGCATGCTAACACTCTCGATATCCTCAATGCTAAGGATACCGTCACGCATCAATTGGAAGATTGCCTTATCGTCGCGTACCTCCTGAGGTACGATATGAAATACCAACTCTTCGGGTACATTGCGACGCCTGAGTAACATTTTCAGTTCGCTATCATCCCAGATCTGAGTAGTACCCTGGCGCTTCTGCCATTTGACACCGCTTTCACGGTCCACTACATCAGTAAGGTTGTGCCGTTCGTAGTAAGCAATAACCCAACTGTTGATGTTGTCGATGCTGCGCGTGAGCACTTTCTGCTTCTCTACAAGCACTGCACGCCTGCGCAGCCATTGTAGTAAACTAGCGCGTCCTTTGATTCTCACGAATTATCTCCAGTTCCATTTCTACGTAGGCTTGTCTTCTTTCGTACCATTGATTGCGTAAGACGCGCGGTTCGTCCACGTAATCACGGACGATAACATCTCTCTTTCCTGGATGGATACGTTGAATGCGTCCAACTTGTTGCGCAATCTTACCTTGTGCCCTTGTGGGAAACACAAGGTGAAGCCTGTCGAGGCGCGGGATATCGAGGCCCTCGTCTGCCAACTTAGTTCCAAATAGTACGCGCAGATCGCCCTTTCGAGCAGCCTGGATAGCCGCCGTCCTTTCTTTCTTTGTACGACCGATAGTACGTGTGATATTTCCGTGCTTATCTTTCTTAGTCCCCCCGGCGATAAGGAGTTCTTGGGCAATGTCAGGTCTACGCTCTTGTAAAGCCCTTGCCAGGAGAGCGAGGTGGTCGATTTGCTGAGATAGGACAAGTTGGACGTGGTTGCCGCTGTCGTGGTCTCGGATGATGTTCTCGATGATTTGGGCATTTCTTCTTCTATCATGCACAAGAGAACGCACCATGGAGTGCCATTGCTGCATGTTGCTGTACGGGTAGGTAAAGCCCGTGTCATGAACCATCACGACAGGGTCAACAATGAGTCCCGCACGCTTTAGCGCCCTACGTTGTACCTTGGCAATAACTGGCCCACAGATGGCGTACAGCAGTCCCTGCAGATTGTCTTCACGTCTTGGCGTCGCAGTAGCGCCAAAGCGATAGTATGCGGGAAACTGCGTCATTACCTCTTGAAAGCAAGCCGCAGGACAATGATGTGCTTCATCAAGTATCACCATACCCCACTGCCGGAGGAAATCGTCATCCAGTTCACGCCTCGCCAATGTCATTACGCTGGCAAGCGTGATCTGCTTTACATCGTAAGTATCGCCCTGTATCAGCCCAGGCTCATAGTCAAGAAGACTGTGGCAATAATCTTGCCATTGCTTGAGAAGATCATCAGTATGAGCAAGTATGATCGTTGGTTGTCCCAATTCCGCAACAACGTACAGTAGCATAACTGTCTTACCTGACCCGCAAGGAGCCTCGAGAACACCCTGATGCCCATAGTCATCATGCAATAAGTCCTCTACGGCTGGCCGTTGTGGAGCCCATAGTTCAATGTTGTGCGGTAATGGCTTGCTCGGATAGAGAATCCTTTCGTCTACCCATTCTACTTCCAGATTGTTCTCCCTACACAATCTTTCGAAGTCGGGTACAAATTCTCTCGCGATCTCGTACGTATCGTTATCTTCATTGTTCTGAATACCGTATATGTGCTTCGGGATATCTATCCACTCGCGTCTACTCTTATCCCAGTAGCGCGTAGGCTGCTTCCGAAATATACGGTCATTATACTCAGGGTTATCCCACGTAAGATGGGATATCAATGCCCTGAATAACACGGGAGGTACTTGCGATCTAGGCAGGACCAGTTTTCCTCCCACCGTTGCAGTTATCTTTTGCCTGGACTGTCTAGCCATTGGTGTGCTTTTATTATAGCTAATCTCAGCGTCGCGAGCAATCTGTAAACCTGAACGTAAATCTACTTTTTTGGATGCAACTGGGAACGTCCTGGCTGCTAAAATGTAGCGTGCCAAAAAAGACGGGTCTTGGGCAGCCAATCTATGACTAGAAACCAACGCCTCGTGCTGGTGTGGTTTCAAGAACATTGCAGTGTGCGTGGCATAGTCAGGGTAAGCAGCCCTGAGATCGGTTTGATATTCGGTTGGTCGCACCAGTATACCCAAAAGATCCTTAATGCTCTTTTAGAGTCTGAGGATCTTGTGTTGCTTCAACGGGGTAGCGGCCAAAGAGCAGCAAAGTATCTGGTTCCGTCAATTAGCTGCAACCAACAAGAGCTAGCTGCAACCAATTCTGTTTCCACTAGCCAACCCCCCAGGAGTGTCGCCCGCCACGTTCCTAGTTGCAACCAAAAGACGTCAAAAGAGCCACAAAATACACTCTTCCAAAAAAGTGTTGGCCCTTTAGGTAATGCACTAGGTAAGGATAAGGATAGGGAATATGCGTACCAGAGCGAACATATACGTAATGGTACCGTATTCGATAACGTACCGAGTAACCTGAAGCGCGTTAAGAAGAAGAGTTCTCCATTCAAACGCTTTCGTATACATTGCGAAAATGTGAGACAATGGTCTGGCCCTGACTTCGTCTGCTATTTCTCCTTTTGTCACCGGGTAAAGTACGGAGAAATGCCTACCATAAACTGGAAGATGGAATGTGGGGCAGCTAACACCTTACTGAAGAGATTGGGTGGAGAACGCTGGAAACTCAAGGTATTCCTTCAGCAATCATTCTTGTTTCTCAAGCGTAAGCCCAACGGATTACGTACACTTACCAATGATTACGTCTTCCGTGACATTATTGCTCAGAGATATACCGAAGACGAGCTGGATGAATATGCCGATGACTATGTCTTTCCATGGCTCTACGAGAAAATGAAGCGAGAAAGTTTAGCAGCTTCAAGAGAGGCCAACGCACGATCAATCCGACGGTCTCTGGGCATCTACGACTAACTGGCATCCCAAACCTGGGACGGTTATACTGTAGGGTGCAGCCAAACAAAGAGACTGAAGCTGCCAGGAGAAGAAATGGCTACTAGCGAAGATTTGCTTATTAGTGCGATTGTGCGGCATAGCCGTGGCCCAGGTAGAGGCGTAGGTGCTGCATCTCGCCTGGGTGCTACCGACCAGTTGTTCATGCGCCGCAAGCCAGAGTGGATCTGGCTGCAAGAGCACAGAGCAGCAAGCAAAGAGACATTCAAGGCACGATTTCCTAACTTCCGTGTAATCGTAACGGACCCAGAGGAAATGTCTCTGTTGGTAGCGCAAGCACAGCGCACCAAGGCAGAGTACGACATGGGTAAGATGTTCGAGCGTGCTATGCGGCGTCTTGGCCGTGTAGAACCTACTACGCTGGCGGCAGATCTTGAGGGTGAGCTACGTAACATCCTTCAGACATACGCCCGTGGTGAGGACATCGACATCTTCGGCAACTGGCAGCACACCTACAATCACGTGAAGAGAGCGCATGATCAAGTAGCTGCTGGTGAGTCCATTGGGTACCCGTTTGGGATACCAACCCTGGACAAAATCACGGGTGGCATGCAAGGCCCAGACCTGATTACCATTGTGGCACGCCAGGGTGAGTTCAAGACGTGGATGTCTCTGTACTTCGCCACACGGGCTGCTATTGATGGTGCCAAAGTCCTGTACGCCAGCTTGGAGATGTCACCAGCCCAGATCGGTATGCGTGTACAAACGCTGCTGAACAACATGCTGGCCGCGTCTGCCAAAGACGAGTTCCAAGACCGCTTCAGCAACATGGGCATGATGATGGGTGCCGTAGACCTGCGTAAGTACAGACGCTTTCTAATCCGTGCCAAGAAGCACCTGAAGTCTGGGTTCATCACACCCAATGCACAGGGTGGCTTTAGCATGGCAACGATGGTTGCCAAGTGCGAACAGCACGAGCCGAACATTGCGTTCTTCGACTACTTCGGCTTGGGTGTGGGCAACGACGTGGTACGCGGTGGAGACAACTGGATCCAGGCAGTGCAGACCAGCCGCATGGCTAAGCACAACATTGCCATGAAGTTCGACATCCCGTTCGTCTTGAACGCGCAGGCCAATCGCAAGGGTGTAGAGGCTCAGGACGCACCAGAGCTTGACCATATCTCGCTGACAGATGCCTTGGGTGCAGACAGCGACCAGGTGTTGTCACTGCGCTACCGTGCAGGTGATCTCAAGATGGTGGTGAAGAAGAACAGGCGTGGGCGCACTGGTGACACCATCAAGTTTGACCTGGACATTGACAATGGCTTGATCGAAGAAGTTAGTGTGGCACGTCGTGGGCGTGGTACTGGTAGAGTTATTGAAGCACAGTACCGTGTTACCGACGAAGAGTCCGATGACTAGCAGGTCGATGATTGAGTGCGATATACGGATAAGCCGCAGCCACTAGATGACCTGGAGATCAACGTACCTCAGGTATTGGAGCGCCTGCGGCTAGAAGGTGAGGTCATACAGCAAGAGTTCGTAACACCATGTGTATTTCACGGAGAGACTGGCGCACCTAATCTCGAGATAAACACCCGCACAGGACTGTGGCACTGTTGGGTGTGTGGTGAGAAAGGCAACCTGCCGCGTTTGGTTATGCTACTGCGCAGCACAAGCTACCGAGAAGCAGTAGACATTATCAGCGAGTTCGGCAGTATGCTGGATATAGCCAGTGTGCGCAAACGCCTAGCTGCACAGCTAGATACAATCCTGAACCCGCCTACGCATCGCTTTGAACCTATCGACATCACAAGGTACCGGAAGGGAAAGTCGTGGTGGTGGTATAATGGGATCCCTTACGGGAGATTCACTCGGGAAACTGTCCGGCGATTTAGTCTCGGATATGACGGTGTCTCTAAGCGCGCGGTTATCCCTGTTAGAGCAGAGGGTAAGTGGGTTGGAGTCATCCGAAGAGCAGTCAACCAGGGACAGCGTCCAAGATATCTATACTCTGAGGGTTTTGATCGCCGCCACGTCCTGTACGGCTTGCCGCACGTCCATTCGGGATATGATAGCGTCGTTGTTGTCGAAGGTGCTAAAGATGCACTCCGCGCATACGAGCACGGCTTTGGAAACTTCGTTGCGACACTGGGAACAGGGCTTACTCGAGAACAACTAGCGTTACTGTATGATCGCTTTGATGAAGTGACTGTATTCTGCGACAATGATGGTCCAGGGCACATTGCTCAGTTCAAGATGTGCCAGCAATTGGCAGAGTACATTCCCCGTGTGTTTGTGGTACAATGGCGGGTAAATCGCAAAGATCCAAACGAACTAACTGCGGGGACGATGCACAAGATGCTTGCGGGGCGTGTGCATTGGGCGCAACTGATTGAACCAGACTACGATCCGTACGGCAAGTAGCTTGCTCCACAAACTTGGGACGGGTACAGTTTGTTGGTAGGCCAAATTTGGTCTGAGGAGAAACAATGGCAGTAGCTAAGAAGGGCTCGTTCTCACGTAATGGGAATGGGCGCAACGATGAAGCGCCAGCCAAGATCAAAGTGCGCACCATGACGCATGATGATGCGGCCAGCATGAAGGATTCAGCTAAACAGATGCCTAGTGTGCGGCTGACCTTCAAGGAGGGCGAAGCGCGGACGGTGCGGTTCCTGCATGAGCCGTTTGACCGTAGGAACCCGTGGGTGGAATACTACGAGCACTACGTTCCTGGTGCAGGAGGAGGCAACGGAGCATATGTTCCGTGCATTGAGAATTGCCGTCTGGATGGCGATGTTCGTGCTGGTAAGCGATGGTATGTTAACGTCTGGGATCGAGACAGCAAGCAGGTACGTCTTCTGAAGCTCACCGGTGCGATGGTCGAGAACCTGATTATCAAGTTCGAGCGCCGTGGCACCATCCTGGACCGCGACTACAGCATTACTCGGACAGGGGAGGGTACGGACACCAAGTACCATATCGAGGCGGAGGAGAAGGAACGCTTCGACCAGCGCAACATCAAGCTGATCGACATTGTTCAGTATCTCGACCAACAGGCCCAAAGCTACTACGGTGGTAGCCGTGGGCTGAAAGCACGCTCATCTAGCATTGACGATGACGATGATGAGGATGTGGAGGACGTGGAGGATACCGAAGACGAGGAAGACGAAGATGAAGATGAAGCTCCTCGTCGTCGCAAACCAGCCGCTAAGCCCCGTGGTCGTCGTGCTGACCCAGATGAGGATGATGACGAAGAAGACGAAGGGGAATCGTCTGAAGAAGACGATGAGGAAGACGAAGAAGAAGAACGCCCTGCGCGAGGCCGAAAACCAGCAACAGCCCGAGGGAGGAAAGCAGCAGCAGTAGAAGACGATGATGATGAGGACGAAGACGGGGAAGACGATTCCGACGAGGACGATGAAGACGAAGAGGAAGAAGCGCCACGACGGAAGACTGTCAAAAGTTCGTCCAGTTCTGCGGCGACCAAACGCCCCCTCGGCCGCCGACGCTGAGTATTTCGATCGGATTGAGCAAGAACGTTAAATCTTAGTGGGTTGCAGGCCGACAGTCAAGTGTGCCATAATTTGGTTGTCGGCCCATGCAGCCAGGGAGAAAAGAAATGGCAGTCTTAGAAGAAGGCCAGGAACTATTCGACGGGTATTGCATGAAGTGCCGCGTAAAAGTACGCAACTTGCGAGGGAGGTACCGCACCACACCCAACAAGCGCGGCATCATCGAAGGCAATCATACCCGATGTGGTACAAAGGTGGTCAAGATCACCAAACTAAGAGACGAACCCAAGAAAAAGAAAGTAGTGGCATAGCACAACAATGACAC